CCATCCAGAAGTAGTTTGCCACACCTCACCATCTTTTCTACCAACTTCATTTAGTGCTCTGTGGAATGTAGTAAATGCCATTATAACTCCAGAAAAAGATTGTATCTACCTACAATATTTATACTCAGACCGCCTTGGGTGGCTCTGGCTCGTTATCTCTACTCACTCTTTCTGCAGTTTCTATGAATACATCTGGGGATAGGTCATGCCAACCCTTAGTAACTCCTTCGACCATTTGTTCGCCAAAGATGTTACCAAACTGGTCTTCCATGATATAAACTGGATCTTTTTGTGTGTGGAATTTGTCTGTGAGGAAAATACAATGAACCATTACACCTAACTCTGGGTAGATGTAATACTTGCCCGGTTCAAAGGTCAAAGCTGGTGGGAATTTTACCTTTTTCTTTTGTTTTTCTTTACGAAAGTCTGCAAGATTAATTATATTTTCAGTCTGCTGGTTCACCTGTAACCTTTAATGGATAATCATTTTCTCTCGCAGACTCCAAAACCTCATTAATTTTAGTCTCTGCAATTTGATAATCATATATACCTGCAACTGCAGTTCCTAACTTGTGAATCTCTAACGTAATAGAATCTGCTTCTGGTTCTGATTTATTAAAGAAAGCTATTAAAGACCAAGACACAAACTCCATAGGAGTATAATCATCATTGTGATAAATGACTTTAAACTGTCTTGGAGGCTTTGGTCTAGACTTTATTCGTTTAGGAGGCCGTTCTTTTACATCCGTGCCTCCTGACGAGTTCATGTGTTCCATTAAGCCTCTGTATTAATGGTCAACTTCTCTGGAGCTCCTTGAATTGGTGGTGGTGGAGCTTGTTGTTGCTGTTGTTGCTGTTGTTGTAGTTTCTCCCACTCTGCTTTGTTTATGAAGTCAGCATTGAATGAAACACTCCTTCTCTCAAAATCACCATCAGTTTTGAATGGATATACACAATGTTGAAGATGGGCAGGAAATATGAAGAAATCACCCACTTTTGGTTTGTGTTTGATAATATTACGAGTCAATCTTGCATTCTGGTGACCTGCACCGATAAACATAATACAACCATCATCGTCACGTTCTGGTTTTGTAGATGGTAAAAACTCAGGCATTTTCAGATACATTACTGTAGAAAGGGCACATTCTGTGTGAATGTGAATTGGATTATACTCACCTTCCCATTGACTAATAATCCAACAACTTTTCATTTGAGTCAACCATTGTATGTCTTTAACCTTATCAAAGTCTGATCTGGTAGCTTGTTGAAAACTACATTGTTTGATATACTCTCCAACTACATTCATAAGAAATTCAAAAACTGAACCACCTGTTGAGATTTTATGATTCTGCATCATTTCATGTGGAACCAGAGGTTCATCAGCAATCTGACCTGCAAGATTGTCTCCCCAATTTTTCCTATCTGGGTCTTGAAGAACTGTGTCTGTAATTTCTAACATGGCATCAATAATTTCATTTGGCAGTTTGACTTTCATCAAAACATCAGACCAAGGTTGAATCATCTCCATGTCGATACTATATGTGCCCGCCTTTTGTTGAGCTTTCTTTTCAGCACGTTGTTGTTGTCTTCTTTGTGATCTATTCATAGTCAAACTCCGAGAAATCTCGCTTCTTAAATTTTCCATTTGTTGCTACATCAAATGAAGGTGTGTCATCTTCTTGGCCATTATCGACCAATTCATCTTGAGCTGCTTGGTCTACATCAAACAATCTCATTTTTGCTCTATCAATACCAATTACAAATTTACGATTTACAGTTGGGTCATTATATCTATTCTTCAACTGTTTGACCATTATCTGCCCTAGTTCTTCCATCTGTTCTGTAGATATAATTGCAAACATAAGATCCGCCGTAGCAGGAAGTCCAAAACTTTCAGAAGTATCTTCCAAGCCCACATCGGTATTTGAGTATCCTGACCTTGTTGTTTGAGTTGCAGATACGATTGGAATTTTATTTTCCACAGCCAATCCACGAAGTTCCTCAGCAATAGACTTAATGTAAGTATAAGAGTTTACATTTGCTCCTGGCCGTATTCTTGAAGAAGTACATATATTTAAATAATCAACAAAAATAATATCTGGAACAAATGACCTTTTCAAATTCAACTCATTCAACAGTGCACGAAAATGATTCACATTTGCCGATGCAGTGGGATACTCCTTGACTATTAATTTACCCTTAGTTGTTTTTCTTAAATTTTCAATCTTTCTATCATACATATCTTTGGACAGAGCATGAAGGTCATCCATTGCAATGTCCAACATATTTGCATCAACCCTCTCGGCAATCTTTTCCTCTGCCATCTCCAATGTAATATAAAGTACATTTTGATTTTGAGATAAACATGCTGATGCAACATGACACATAAAAAGAGATTTACCTACACCTGTTCCTGCCAAACAGATATTCAAACTTTTTTGTGGTAATCCCCCTTTTGTGATTTTGTTGAAGTATTCCAAATCGAAAGGAATCTTCTCTTCCACTCTGTGATAAAACTCAAATCTATCATCTGAATCGTCAAGATAATCGTGGCCCACATGAGGATCAAAACTAACACTAAGGGCATCACTAAGTATTTCAGGAATAGCTCCTTTACCTTGATTAGACTTTGGATTATCCAAGATTGAGATAGATTCAACGACTGCATTGTAGATTGCTTTATCCTGACAAAATTTTTCTGTTGTGTCCAATAACCAGCCAAGATCGGTATATTCTTCTGTATCTTTTGAGATTTCATCCAACAACTCCATCGTTTCTTTGAACTCTTCCTCATTGATTTTTACTTCTTGTAATTCAATCGAAAGAGCTTCTTTAGTTGGAAGTGAATTGTATTTTGTTACGAAATCATTTACTGTATCATAGACAATTTTCTCACCATTATTTGTAAAATAATCAGTTTTTAAGAATGGTAACACTTTTCTAGTGTATTCTTCATTCTGTAACAGATTTCCCAGAATTGTTGTCTCTATTCGCATTCTCTGCTGTCTCTAAAATAAGTTCTAATATTGCTTCACCTAATTGTCTTTCAAAAATCTGTCCCTGTTCGTCTGTAATATCATCATCAATACTAGATGGTGCATAGATTATGTCATACTGATAATCACAATCCAACGAACCATCATCATTCAATTTTTTATTTGTGACAAAGTTCTTGTATTTTACTATCACATGACAGAATGGACCTTCAAGGATTTGAATACATAAATTTTTATCATCTGGGTCTTCTGGATTAGATGTAACTCTAAACCAGTTCTCCTTTAACTTCCTCTTCGGTATTATCGGTGCTAGGTTCGGCATCATCTCCCTTTCCATAAGAAAATTCTTTGTCAGCAACTTCATCAATCCTATTCAGAAGTTCCTCTGTGAAATACTTTTCAGGGTCATTCAAAATCTGTTTACCATACAGTTTTGCACCATCAGGCATTTCGTAACGAGTTGATACTTTTTTTATTATATCATACTTTTCAGCTAGTTCAAGTAATCCATAATAACGACTCAACCCCTCATCATAAGTCAAAAGTACATCAACCATCTTGTTCTCTTTGGTCAATCTGGATTTGAAATTCTTACAATGAATAATAATACCAACAACATCTGTTCCTACTTTCTCTTTTCGTTTTGATAGGAATACAATGTTAGAAGCAGCATATTGTAAACCAGAACCACCACCCATCACATCTTGTGGAAACATTGTTCCAACTTGTTTGTAAGTGTGATTGGTGACTAATAATGGAATACCTGCTTTGGCCAGTTTGAGAGTCAAGACTCTGAATGCACCCTTGACAATTCTCGCCTTGGTCATATCAACTTTGTCTGCACCCTCAGTCGTATCTCCAACCTCTTTTGCAGTTGACAACATACCAAGACTATCAAGACATAAAAGTAATGGTTTACCCTCACCCTTTTCAAGATGTTTGTCTACCACCCTTGTACATTGCATAGCAAACTCTTGGATTGTTGCAACTGGTATCTGAGCAAACCTAGATTTGTCGATACTTTTTTCTTCTAACATTTCAGGAGTCAATGCTGATTCAGACTCAAAGTAAAGAACACCCCCGCCAGGATTATCTGTAAGAAACTGTTTGCACAAACCAAGTAGAAAAAATGTTTTTCCAGTCGCACTCTCTCCCGCAAAGGCCGTAATTTTATTAATCGGTAAGCCTTTGTGTATACTACCAGACAATAAAGCATTGAGAATATAAGAACCAGTGTCAATGTATCCATCTACGTTCCCCAACATTCCATCCACAACTTTAGAAGCATATTCGTTTCCAGTTGCAGATATTAATTCATCTAAAAAGTCAGCCATTTACAATTATCTTTCCCCTGTCTCCAAGTCTATTTGCAAGTTCATGTTCACACATATCTCTCAGACATACAATGTCTTCAAGTTCCATTTTCTTAATGTGGTCTAAATGGACTTCAATATGTCCAGAAATATCTAATGCTCTTTCTGTTGGAACTGTTGCCAAAATGCCTGGTTGATTAGAAGGTCTTGGAACTCCTTCATACATAACAACCTGTCCAACATTGGCACGTACTCCATAATGAGCATGTAAATATTCTTCAGAATATACGATTGAATTTTTATCCATCTAATTTGTTCCTTTTTTGAATTTCAGCCATAACAATTAGTGCATTTTGATTTATTTGTGCTCTATCAGAATAATCTTCAAGTCTATCCCTCTCTTTTATCAACTCTTCATACAATTCTCTCAAGTCTTCTGTGAGCCAACTATCATAATCCATTTGCATTTAATACTCCTATTATATCATGTAAATTATGTTTGTCAAGAAAAGAAGTCCATTATAGTAGATTTTCTTTCATAGTCCCACCCAATCTTTTCAAGGATACCCTTCATTGGGTCAAGAAAAGACTTCTCAAACTGCCTGTCATAATCTATGTATTCTTCCAAATTAAACTCTTTTGGGAGAGTTGTCAACATGGCAATTGCAGAATCACCACTAGGATTTGGTTCTTTGAGGTAAGTGTATTTGATTTTCTCACCCTCTTGAATTATTGGATACTTTTTTGTCAGTTTGTTTTTCTTCAACATCATATTGTAAATCAAAGACCCTTTGACATGCAATGGCGTTGACTTACGATAGATTGTGACAGAATCTTGATACTTTGAAAGTCCTTTTACAGACCTTGGAAAAGATACCTCTTCTGCAGAAAGAGATTTGAACTGACCTTTGAATTCTTGAATATAATCTATAACATCATCTTCTGTCCCATTCACAACAATCTTAAATGCTTTCTTCAGGGCATTTCTACAATGTTCTGGTGTAGAAGATTTAACTGCCTCAATACCCATAATTTTAAGTTTAGGTTCCTCATACTGTACACCTTCAGAATTGTGGACATTCAGAATATAGTGTTTCTTCCCTGTCCAGATTCCAACATCAGCAAGAACCTCTCTCTTCATCACCATCTTTTGTTGAAATGCATTGATGTATTCTGCCAGTTCACCATAACAATCATCAATCACCTTTTGAATTTTACCATCACAAACTGTATCGAGAAACTTTATCACTTTATTCGTGTCAGTCAGTCCTACTTTCTCAACCATGGCTTCCATAGTCACATATAAAGAATCTGTATCTGACGCCAGAACATAATCTCTGTCTTCAGTTTCTAAAACTTTATTCAAATATTGATTGACTGCCCTCTCTGCCCATCGGATAGTAAGTTGACCTGCGACAGAGACTGCCTCAGCATTTCTCACATCATAATATCGAAACCATTGATTACCAAGTGCACCATAAGCAGAGTTTAGAGCAATTTTGAGATTAATCTGCATGTTGTGATACTGTGCCAACTTGTTTGGGTCTGCAGACCTACCTTTCTTCTGTTCCTTAATCATCAACTTTTTATATTTCACTCTATCTGTATACATTTTCTCCATTAAAGCAGGAAGAAACCCCTGTTTCTTACGAGTATACAATGAACCATTTGGCGTCATTGTCATATTTTTGTCTTTAAGAAACTGTGTATCTATTTCCCTGTCAAGGAGTGCCTCAACCATCTTATCTCTTGGATGCATTTTGAGAAGTGTTTCAGGAGAAATATTATACTGCATAATCAAATGCGGGTATAAACTATTCAAGTCAAAACTACAAACCCACTTATGGCGACCAAGTTGAGGTTCTTTGACATAGGCACCTTCATATGCCTCTGATTTAGTCTCATATTTCTTTGGTGGAATTACAATCTTTTGTTCTCTCAGATGATTGTAAATGATACAGTCCCACATTTTCACAGGCGAGAATACATCATTGAAATTACACTTGGCCATATATGCCAGTGAAATAATCATCTCTATGAGTTTCATCTTCTCTTCTAGTCTCTCCACCAGAATTACATCGTGCACATTGTAATCAACAAACTTTTGAAAATTTGTTTTGTACAATTCATGAAGAGTTGTTGCTTCAGAAAAATCTAATTTCTTTTCACCTAGTTCTGCATAAGCAATATGATTTAGAGAATAAGATTCTTGATTGACATAGGTAAACTTTTTATATGCATCCATGTAATCAATACTTGAAATGCCGACAAGTTCATAGACTTGATGTTTTCGATTACCAACAAGTGTTACCTCATTCTCTTTGAACCAACCCCAAGGAGATAGTTTGTTGGCATACTTTTCTCCAAGAATCCTAATGATACGATTCATCAGATAAGGAATATCAAAGAAACGAGAATTCCAACCAGTGACAATATCTGGATAGTTTGACGCCCAATCATCAATGAAAGACTTCAGGAGTCCTTCTTCATTTGGGCAGTTGATGTATTTTACGCCAGGACTTGGATTGTATTCCCCACACCCATAAACTTTGAAGTCATCACCAATCTTAATTGAGATGGCAAGAACCTCTTCGTTGGCACGTCTAATGTCTGGAAACCCATACTCAGAACTACATTCAATATCAATAAAGGCAACTCTTATCTTGGAAAGTTCATAATCAACCAAGCCAGGATAGTTGTCAGAAATAAAAGAATACTGAAAACCCCCAATACCAAAAACATCGCTAGGATACTCTTTCATTGCTTGTCGAGTATCTTTCATTGGCCCCCATTTTACAGGAGATACCATTTTGCCGTCTAGGGTTTTCCATTGGGATTGTTTTTGTGTGGTAACAAATAAGGTAGGTTCGTAGTGAATCTTTCTTTTTATAGATTCACCACGTTCATTGATACCTCTCAGAGCAATATAATTTCCAAGAGATTGAACATTAGTATAAAACATTAGTAATATTTTTGATAAGGGATTTCTAACTTGTCAAAGACATTATAACACCATTTGATCTGCTTGTCAACCCAAGACCTTTTGGATTGAAACAGACCAATGGCGAATAAAGATTGGAGATATATTTTGAGGACTAGTCCAATTAGAAAATAAGACCCTGCTTGTATTGAGTTTTTCCATTTACTCTTAAAGCGGTCATAATCTTCTGACGATTTGAACCATCTTTTTTGAAACTGCAATGTACCCATCCGCTGTTCGGCTTTCCTTTAGTGTAGAATTCCAAAATTAACTGGTCAAAGTCGAGTTCCTTACTAATCCAAGAAGCAACTTCTCCATTTGGTGTACCCAGCTGTTCAAAGTCTGCTGCTTCTCCAAAACAATGTTGACTTGTTTTAGATCCGCCTACCTTACCATTGAGTTGTGGTGACCTATAACCACTATTGACAGTTATCACTCCAAACCTTTCTCTGACAGGTTGTAGCACGTGATGAGTGAGAACTGTAAGGTTTACAATTTCTTCAATTCCTGGCTCATTTGCTATTCCCATTCTATTTGCTGTTGAACTCTTTGTAAGTTCACTCAACCAAAAGTTCTGTGATAATCTCATGTTATGACCTCAAGTTTTTGTGTGTTTGGGTCAAATTTTACTTTGACTGTCATTTCAATTGGTAATAATTTACCATCTTTCATTTTCACAGGAAGTTTACCCTCAACCGCTCCCATCAATGCATCTTTGGCATTATCGAAAGTGTGGTCTGGGTCTTCCTTGATAATTTTATCTAGTTCTTTCCTTTGTTTATCTGGAAGAACATCATCTATCATTTTTTCAACATGGTCTTTTGCTAGGTCTTGTGCTTTATCAACTACAAGCCCAGCGACCACATTGAATAACATACCAGCAAGTGGTAACATAATTATCCTTTATTATAATTCTCCCAAGCTTCAATTGCTCTTTGAGAGTTTGGTCTATGTTCCATATTAACGGATTTCAAAAATTGTTCTTTGGTCATCTTTTTAGATTCTTCTTTAAGTAGTTGTGGTTCTGGTGCAGGTTCTTCTTTAATAAGTTCCTCTTCCTCAAACATAACTTCTTTTAAAACTTTCTTTTCAGACTTAGCCATGCAATCTCCTAATTAATAATTTCTTCATTTCCAGGCTCAATCACCACACCATCATCGGTGACTTCCTCTGTCCCAACTACTTTATTTAGGATTTCAGTTACCCACTCTGGACCTTTTTGTGTATCTGGAAAACCATCCTCTGATGCTCTCCAAAGAATCTCTCCATCAATTTCAATCACAATATCATCTTCTGGAATTGAATGTCTCTCAACATCTGATGGTTTACCTACAAGTTGTGGTTTGTGATTTGCAATACCTGCAGTGATTTGAATACCATGAGGAAATCCATATTGTTCATTCATGAAAATACGAACTTTCCTACCTTCTTCAAATGCAGGTGCTCTCATACTCTCAGGGATTTCCATATTTTCTAATCCCTTACCAGTTGAAGTATCAAGCACTACACCATCATTTTCTTCTGGTGTGTCAGAATCTTGTTCTACTTTTACTGCTTTATCTTCAACTTCTTCTTCAGTATTAACTTTAAATGTTTCTTCTGCCATTTCTATCTCCATAAAGGGGCTCAAGCGGATTCCCACCCAACCATGAGCCCCCGCGTCATTATTAAGAACCGATTTGAATCAGTCGTGGTTTCTTTTCATCGGGAATCACTCTTTCAAGGTCAATAATCAACATACCATCCTTGAGATCCGCACCCTTTACAATGATGTCATCGGACAAAGAAAATGTCCTACTAAAAGACCGCCTTGCAATCCCTTTGTGGACGAAAGAATCAGATTCTTCATCTTTCTCATTATCTTTGGAACGGATAACTAATTGTCCATCCGTTACTTCAACTTCAATATCATCCTTTGAGAAACCAGCAAGGGCTAACTCAATAGAGTATTGAAATTCATTCTGTTTCCGAATGTTATATGGTGGATACGATTGCTGTGAACCTGTATCCATATTGAAAAAACGATCAAAGATGTTATCGAAACCTACAGATAGGCCCATCATCTTTTGAAAGTCTTGGGGTGTAAACGCGGAGTGTCGTGCTAGTACCATAATGCCTCCTTATAAAGCGAGGTTAATAATATCCTCATCCTGTAGCACACAGCGATGAGTAGTGAATGAGGTTTCCACTATGGACAACCTCAGTCGCGCCAACCTTCTCCTGCACGGAGATGTTCGCAACGATGTTTGAAAACTATCCAAAATAATTCGATAAGAGAGTCGGCTGAATAATTTCCGGCTCCTTTAACCAATAATTTATATTTAGTTTCCATACTGTCTTCCTCAATCATCCAATTTACATGATGTTTCATAGTATATAGGTAAAAAAGGGTGAGGTGGGTAGTGGGACTCGGCGTACCCACAACATCGGAGAACGAACTTCCGTTAGCTTTATTCCTCCGTACCAGAACCCTCGCTGGTAAGCGAGATGTGACCCCCCTCTATTACTAGAGGGGTAGCCTCGGCACCATCCGTGAACTGTCTGACTATCCAGGCTCTCGACCAGATTATTATCAGTATACCCAAGGTCCGTCAACCTTTTGTTCACCCTTTATTCAATAGTATAACATATATATACGATTTGTCAAGTGGTCTGAACTACTTCTTGGAATAAATTCCCCAAAGTACCCAAACTGCTACCAAACCTACAAGACCTTCTGAACCAAGTTTACTCACAAGAGCAACTACTGACCCAACAATATCAAGACCAAGGAATGGAATTGTGGCTCCAAAAATCACCTGAAGTACGACTCCAAGAGCGATAATTGCTAAACCAACTTCTGTAAGGTTGCGAATCCAACCCAATACTTTATCTACCATAAAACTTCCTCCATTAGAAGATTTTTTCTTTTCAGCCATATAACTCCTTTGTTATGTGCCTGTTGACCCAAATCCTCCATCTCGTTCAGTTTTTTGAGTTGGTGGCTCTGAGACTTGTACTAAACTATGATATACCTTTTCTACCAATTCAGCTTGACATATCCTATCTCCATTATTTATTGTCTTTGGAGACTGAGATATATTAGTTAACATGACAAAAATTGGCTCAACATAGTCATAATCAATTATACCTTCACAATTTGTAAGATATATGCCGTCTTTCCAAGCTAATCCTGACCTTGAATGTAGACGAACTGAATAGCCCTCTGGAATATCTAAAATTAATCCAGTAGGGACCATTACCCGCTCCATGCAGAATATTTGTATTGAATTACCTTTTATTGGTTTTTCAATAGTTCTATTTAGTGTGTCTTGATTTACCTTATATTTGGTTCCATCAAGAATACTTGCATGTATATCAAAACATGCTGACCCCTTAGTTGCAAAAAATGGGTCTTTTACACTAGGGTCTAATTTATAATATTTAAGTGCATCATTCGCTGCTGTCATCATCTATCCTTTTACTCCCAATATTATATTTCGCCACAAGATTCCATTGGTCCTTCTCTTTGAAAGAGAGAATCTTGAGCTGATTAAGAGGAACTGTCAATTCCTCTGTATCATTAGGATTAACCAATTGGATTAATCCCCACTCAGTTAAAAGGTTTGCTACTGTATTTCTTCTTGCTTGATCATTTTCTGAAAAATTTGTGGGTTTACCATCAAGTGCAAATAATTCTTTAAAATGTACAATAAAATATCTACCCTGTTTATGTAAAATATGACAAGATTGATATAATGTTTTATCTTTACGAGAAGCAACTCCAATCCTTGTCAAAGTTTCTCGTACCTTCAGAAAATCATCTGGATTCTCCAAGGTGCATTCCACCATCGTTTCAATAGATACATTCATTTCTCCACTCCACCTTGATTCAATTTATCTTTGATAAAGGCCAGTTCATCCTTAGTAAGCACGCTAAGAGCATCTTTGGCCTTTCCATTACTGAATCCATAATACTCTTTCACAACATCTAAGTCATGTAGCTTTTCGGGCTTCAACCATTTACTGTACCTTTTTTTCTGTCTGATACTATTTAGTAAATAGTCAAACTGAAGACGAGAATCTAGGTGTGCATTTTGGTTCATTTCATTGGCTTGAAAGATAGTATCCATGAAGAAAGATAACCCACGATTTACGATGAAAGCAGAGTATTTCTTCTCTGCAAACTCATCTACGAGAACATCTTCCTTCGTTTCATTGATAGCCTTTAGACAATCAAACGGACCCATCTTCCACCCATTTCAATACATTTGCTTCTTTCTTTTCCCTTGCAGGATACCAGATTGCTTTAGTTTTAGTCGTTATGTTTTCTTGACCAACTTTTTTGGCAAACTCTCTCAAGTCCTCTTCACAATCAAATCTGACTCTCATTAGATGAAATTGACCTTTTTCTGGATTATCAAATTCTGGCATGTCATCCCAACCAAAGGGAGTTTCTTCGACATAATCTTCATCAATGAATCCCATAAGACTAGTAGCATTTTTATCTGGAACCTTATTTAATACATTACCCATACTGGACTTCCTTTTCTAATTGTTTCGGGAACTCTTTTAAAACCAAACCATACTCATTGTTTCCCTTTGGTATATTTAGCCCACTTTTTAGGATAGGTTTTTGTTTGTATCTGTAATAATCCACATAATGATGCCATCTGTCATATTTCCATGTGACTCTGGCAACATCTGGATGTTGATTTGCAATAGACTCTGCAAACTTTCTTCTCTTGTCAAATTTCTCACCACTCCTAGACTCTTTACCGCCTGGGTCATCTACTGCATAGACTTCTTGGGTATTACCACCTTTCATAGTCATGGAAGCAGCCTTACCGATAAGAAAACAATTGAACAACATAGTACAAAGACCTGCCTTCAAAATTCTAATACTAATATCAGTATCTTCATTATACAACCCACGCCATCTTATGTCAAGTGTGTTATCAAGTAGAATACATGAATATATTCTTGTATTCAAAACGTATGGTGGTCTTTTAGATATAGCAGGAATTATGAAATCATAATTCATACCTGCCATGCCAACATTTGTATATCTGTCAACAAAGTTTTCCAAGATTCTAAATGGTGAACCACTTTCAACTTGTAGTTTTCTATTCTGGTGTAAACGATAGAGTGGTGCCATGTTGTCATCAAGAATCCAATGTCTCTTGTGACCCTCTGACTTTGAATGTTCATAAACCCAATTACGAACAGGGATTGAACCACCCATTGTATCTGTGACTTCACACCTCACAGCATAAAGTGGATTCTCTCTGAAATCTTTAGGAAGTGCCAGTATCTTTTCTTCTGGTACGTTCTCAGCATAAGCATCAAACTCCGAATCTTCAACAACCATCCGATACGGCACACCATACTTCTCAAGCATTTCCTGAGTAAGTCTAAGGCCATTTTCGTAACGACCTTTTGAAATAATGTAAATAGGATATTTTGGTTTCATCATATCAACTCCTTTCAATACTATTTAGCATTATTTAAATTACGTTTTTCTTGCATGATAGATTTCAAAGCATCTGGATGATTCTTTTGCTTTTTCCGTTTCAATTACATGACATATTTTACAGAGAACATCACACTTTCTAATCTCTAAAAAAAGATCATGTATATATTCTCTATTAATTTTTTTATATTTCTCGTTTCTTCTACTACCTGTCCCCGCAATACGTTTTACCAATCCATTCATTCCTGAACCACCTTTTCCTTGACCTACAACTTTGGGATGTTTATCCAAAGGATCTCTATGTGCAAAATCTAATCCCAAACCACCGCACCTATTTCCATCATAACCACAATCTCTACATCCAATAGCCATTTTTATTTTACGAATCCAATACCATCTTCTCGCTTTAATCCTATCTCTTTCTGCAGTATTTGTTGGTGTTCCCATTACTTAAACTCACACTCTACCATAATTTCAGTCAGACAGGCAACAAGATTAATTTCTTGGTCTACCACAAATGCTGACTTGTATTGATAGTCAGCAATAATCAAAACTGCCTGTGGGACAGATTGAGGTTTGAGATGCATGTTGAGAACATCATACATTTTTCTGAATACTCTGACTACATCCGTATCCATGTTTGAGTTTGCCCACTTTCTCATTTCAGAAAACTTCTTGTTCTTGAGATAGTTGACCAATTCAGTAACATTAATTTCTGAAATAGATGAAAGAATACCTGTATCAATTCTACCACTTGCAGAATATTTTTGTAACTCGTTTATTATTCTACGGAAATCTCCAAAGTGTTTAGCAACAAGTTCTCTGACAACTCTTTTGTCATACTCAACTTCATTCTCTTCAAGTATCTGGCAACATCTTTCAAGATACCTTATACCAATTTTTGGTTTCTCGTTTACTGGAATAAAGAAGTCAAAGATAGCACAGCGGGAATGGATGGGATTAATAATACGAGTAGGATAATTACAAGTAAAAAGAAAAGAGACATTATTTCCAAATCGTTCAATGAAACCTCTTAGTGCGGGTTGGACAGAATCGGGATTCATGTAATCAGCCTCATCCATGATGATGGCCTTACGATTGCCCGTCATGGAAACCGAACTACAATATTGTGTCAGTGTGGTTCTAACAGTGTCGATGTTTCTACCTTCATCAGAGCCATTGACCATTAGGTAATCCGTATTTGTCTGTTCACAGAGAGCCTTGGCAGCAGTAGTCTTACCAGTGCCAGGCAACCCTGTGAAAATCAGATTTGGGAGTTTACCTATTTCAACGAATTCTGAAAAAGTTTCTTCAAGGTCACTCGGTAGAATACATTCACTGATAGTCTTAGGCCTGTACCGCTCGACCCAAAGAAAATCATCTCGTTGCATTATCCTCCAAATGTTGAGTCAGATTCAGTTGCGATAAAATATTGAAGATTACTGGAAGTGTGGGAAAATTTTGAAATACCCTTTGATGTCAATTCAACATCATAATCACCTGCATATAATTTAAGGTTTTCAATCTTGAATACCATATTGAAAACCATATCAGTTTCACCAAGTTCTGACCGATACTCATCAGAGGATGTATTATGTACATCGGTGGCAACAAGATTTATCTTGCCGTCTTTACCCTCTACACAAATATGTGGAAGACCCAAGAGTGTTGCAGCCTTGATGGTCTGATTAAATTCAGCATTAGTCAAAATAAATTTAATTTCTGCCTCAGGAAAGGTCAATTCCTTCTCTGGTGGAGAAACAATCATTGTAGGGTCTGCAAACATATAGTCCACCTTACCACCGATTTTCATGGTCTTATCACCAATTTCCATTTCTGGGTCTGGAAAAAGATTCATGACCCCAAGCAATTTGTTCAAATCATAGATTGCAAAATTACTTGGAAAAGTTTCAGGAATCTCAGCATTCACCAGAATATTTTTCTGTGCCGAGATTGTTGATAATCTGTTTCCCGACTTGAACTGCAAGTTCTGATTGATACTGGCAAAGTTCTTGAGTAAAGAAACAGTTTGTTCACTTAATTTCATAGTATACTCCTTATTAAATTATATGATTAGTATAACATAGTATTTTTAAATTGTCAACTCTTCTTCTTCCTCTTATCTCGTGCCATTTTTCTCCGCTCCGCACGAGAGAGCTTTCTACCTGCTTCTTTTTCAACAGCTTCTTCCTCTTCTTTAGTCACAAGTTGCGGTCTTGTTGTGGTATCCATACCATGCGCTGCATAGTCAAGATTAGCAAGAGCTGGAAGTTGACCATTGAAAACATAATTTCCAATATGACCAAGTTTCATCCAAGGACATAAGTAAGTTTTGATTCCAATCTTTCTAGTGAACTGACAGAACATATAATCTTCTGACAGATAGCGGTCACTCCCACTTGAACCTTCACCTGCAAAAGCATCAGAGTCAATGACAGTATCAAAGAAGGCATGAATGTACCTTGAACCATCGAAATTCTCTGACCGATTGTGGTCTGGTTTATAGTTGAATTGTGGATAAGCATCTCTGAACTTTTCAAAGACCTCTCTTGCCACTAGCATGAAACCTGTACCGATTTCAAGTACTTCAACTGGTTCAGTAATTTTGATTTCATTTGTTCCACCTGCTGGATTGAAAACAAAATCACCAGTATACTCTTCAAGTTGATTTGGGTCTTCATCTGCCAAACCCGCATCAACTGCATTTCTGACCTTTTCCCAAGCAATACATTTCTTAGGATATGGTGCACCAATGATGTCTTTGTCAAGTGCAGCAAGAGTCAATACATCATTTGGATTGAAGTGAATGTCACTATCAATAAACATCAAATGAGTGTAAGGGCTTCTCAAAAATTCATCTACAAGATAATTTCTTGCACGTGTGATAAGACTCTCATTGAAAAGATAGAAAAACCTTATGTCCATTCCATACTGCGTTGAAATGGTTGCAAGGTCACATGAAGACTTTGTGTACATACCTGAACACTGCCCTCCATACATTGGAGTTGCCACGAAAATCTTTTTCTTTCGTAGTTCCTCAATTTTTATTTCTATTTCCATTAATCTCCTTAGTACTGGTTTTCAAAAACATTTGCTGTAGTTTCTTCTTCATTACCGAGCACTACAGTCTCATGCTCTACTTCCCTAAATCCATCATCTTCTGGGGGTGGAACTTCTGTATTTTCAGTCCACATTGTATCTTCAAGATTTGAAGAAAATATTCTGTTTTCTCTGTCGCCATGATTTACTGCTCGTACTTCATCTACATAAATGAAACCACCTATAACTAAAATATCTTGCACTGCACGAAGAACATCTGTTAAAGAGAGGTCTTCATTTTGGCCTATCTCAATTCTGGCAGTTTTATTGCCACTATTGAAACAAAATTCATAAGTATCAGCTTTGTACATATCGCTCGTATGTTGGAAGGGTTGATTCAAAAAGTTTCCAGCCAAAAAACAGGAAACCAACTGCAAGTGTAAGGTCTGCATACTTATAATCAAGAATCACAAGTGCGACCATTACCATCGTAAAAGATACAATCCATTTGAATATTCTAAAAACTTTGTCCATGTTAAATTCCTTTCACTAGAACATTATAAAAAAAGTGGTAGTGAATGGGCTCTTTTTGTCTTGGCGGTCACATCCCCTGACCGCTTACTTGGTTTATCACTACCACTCTATTTAGTATACCATATTTTAGAAGGGTGTCAAGTCCTCATCAGTATCATCAACACCTTTGTTATCACCAGGCATCAATTCTTCTGACTCTTCAGCCATCTTATTTGAAACCTCTTCATCAACCTTTGAGTAAAGGTCAAGGAAAGAAGTTTTGGTATCCTCATCGAAACGAGCGATACACATTTCAATCGCCTTCTTACGCTCACCAAAGATAGCATATGCATTGGCGATGTGGACCAGACGCCGTGTGGCGATGATTTCATCAATTCCACCTTCATAGAAGGTCTTACGAATGATGTCGGCCCAAGTGACCAATCTCTCAGCGAAATCACCAGATTCCACATCAAGACTAGTGAAAACCTTGTCAAGAATTTTCCGTTCAACTGACATTGAAGGATACTCTTGTTCAACTGTAATCGGAAACCTTTCAAGGAAGGCTTCATTCAGAATGTTAGTTCCGATAAATCGACCATCTTCAGACCCCTTACCTTTTGTATTGGCAGTGGCCAGAACATTAAACCCCTTAGAAGGAGCAACGAATCGGTTTACTTTTTTGAGGAACACTCCATTACCCTCAAGTACGGGCTGGAGACACATGATTTTAGAAGATGCCAAGTCAATCTCATCAAGGAGCAGTACGGCACCACGTTCCATGGCCTTCACAACTGGCCCATCCTGCCAGACTGTATTACCATCAATCAGAGCATAGTGACCTAACAAATCATCTTCATCAGTCTCTACTGTAATATTGACTCTGAAAAATTCTCTCTTTGCCTTGGCACACGCCTGTTCAATCATGAAGGTTTTACCATTACCTGACAATCCAGTAATAAAGGCTGGATAATACCGACCAGACTTTACGATACTGTAAATATCATTGAAGTGACCAAACGGCACATATAATGGGTCTTTACTAGGGACCAGACTTTCGGTAGGATTATGATATGCCATTACGGCTTCAGATTCTTCCACTACAGTTTCTCTCACTACAGGTTTTGAAATAATTGGAGTGATGGACTCACCCTCAACTGGCAGTTTAAACAAACCACGGCCAACTCTGTAAGGAGGCCGAACAAACCAACTTGGCCATCCAAGACCATGTTCTTCTCTAATACTTGTAACATCACTCATCTCAAGTGTGGCACCTTCACCATACTTGGCTGCTGCGAGGTCAACGAATTTCTGTTTTGCTGGACTCAAACTCATATCAATCTCCAAAAGAATTATTCATAATTATATAATACAAAATTTTTCACAAAGAGTCAAGTGAAAAATCGGTTTCACCAAAAAATTTTACAATCGTATTTGTATTCAACTCAATTTCAAGGTCACGACCAGCGATGTAATCTATCAAGTAATTACGCCTGGCAGTTGAATGAGAATTTGCGAGAAGTTCAATCGCTTCTTCTTTCTTAGCAAGAATACCTCTCAAGTGGTCTTTGACTGTATCAACATTTCCGTTCATTTTCCAAGCAGCCATAATTATCTCTCATTAAAGGTTATTGTCTCACTCACCATGATTATATTGTCTCAAAAGCACATAACATTGTCAAGTCTTTTTTGCATTATTTTTTGGAGTGAGGTGGCGGAATCGAACCGCCCTAAATGGTTTTGCAGACCATCACCTAACCGCTCGGTCAACCTCACGTAGCCACCATATCTACAAACTTTGAAAGTAAAAGACGATTCTTCAATTTGTTCTTGTTCATCTTGGCGAAGGCTCTCTTAATCTCACCTTTCTTGGCTCCAGTATTGACATCAAGATTTGTCTCTTTGACATCAAGACTCTTTCCACCACGGATAAGATAAAGTTCTGTCCAGCCACCATAGTTTTCACCAATGATGTGACCTTCTTTTCTCCAACATGAATGGAGTCTTTCAATTTCTGCTGACCTATCTTCAGCTTTCTTAGGTACAAAGTCAACAACATCATACCTACTCAACTTGGGAATGATATAGAAGTTTACAACATTCACATCATGAGCATCCCGCAGGATTTCTACCAGAGTGTTTGTCATTTCATTTCTACTATATCTTCCAGCACCATATGCATCAAGAGTATATTCTTTCTTGGTTTTGGTATCTCGTATTATAGTCTTGACCTTTTGGTTTCTATTCCAGCGGTATCCACGCTCGAGATTACGAATTTCTTCATACTTCTCATAAGTATTTCCAGTGTAATCTTTATGAGTGTGAGTCCTACGTTCCCAGATATATTCACCACCTGCGGAATCGCCGTCTGTGAGATAAATCAGATTTACAATCTGAACATTGTTCTTCGCCTTGAACTCTGGCAAATAAGTATGCATTGTCATGAGTGAATCATTCAGAGGTGTGCCACCCAAAGTCAATTCGGAAGGCATTGTCCTATACCCACGATAGTATCCATTCCCATCACTATCAAAACACTGAGCCAAGGCTGTCATGTTGATATAAGCGGTATGTAACTCGTTGGCTCTCATCCTTGAAGAAAAGACATTCAGAAGATTGAAACCATTGATCAACAAGTCTCCATTCTTCCCGCCGTCTTTGTGAGTCCAGCCAGTAGCATCTCTTCTACCAAATTCACGACGTGCCTCTGAAGGATACGAATCTGAAAAAAGAAAAACCTCAAAAGGAATATTGACTCTCTTGGCGAACATCACCAGAACCATCATCTGCTCGATAGACCCTTTGATGTTTCCGTTCATTGAACCAGACCAATCGACAACCATCACTAGACCATGATTCTTGCCGTCAGTAGTCACATTGATTTTCTTAAAGATATGTTCATTGTACTTATACTCATGAAGCATTCCAGTATCAATAATTCCAGAGTTGGCTGTCGCAGTCCTTGAATAGGCATCTGCAGCCTTCTTCATCTCAAATTCCTTGGCAAGATACTCAACAGTTTTCTTATTGTCTGAACGAAACTTGATAAAACCTTTTTGGGCACGACCAATCTCATCACTGTCTTTGAAATTTTCCAAAGACTTTTTGTAATGCTTGGTAATTACTTCGTGAATCTCTTTATGGTCAACGATAATCTTTGAAGTGTCTGCCACTGGCATGTTTCCGTAATCAATACTGTAACCAGCACCAGAATCTTGAACCAGTTCACCTTCTCTGTTACGAAAAATCTTGTCAGTAAAAGATGAAGGGTCAATCTCTACTGGCTTGTCACCTTCAACCATTTCACCTCTAGAAGCACCTCCACCGAAATCATCATGTTTTCCATTGGAATCTTCACTAGGTTCATCAGAAGAATCTTTTGACTCAGAACCTTCTTCATCCTCCGCTGACTCATCGCCAACAGACTCACCTTCCGAATCTGAATCTTTATCTTCACCCTCATTCTCAGCAGAGGGACCATCAGTTTCAGAATCTTCTTTTTCTTCGTCGCCGGCCTCAAGACCACGCTTTCCTAATTCTTCATTTTTACCTTCATCAAACTCAGCAAATTCCTCACCTTCCAAGCCTATTTCCATTTCTTCGGATTCACCTTCACCAAAATCAGCCATAGACATCATGGAGTGGTCTGACATATCAGTTTCAGATTCATTCTCTTTGGCATACTCATACAGTTCATTGGTGACACGAACCACATCATCCCAAGTCATAGTATTTCTGACTTTCTCAACAAACTCAAACTCTTCTTCAGTAAATTCAATATCATGAACGAATCCACCTTTGAAGTAAAGATTGATTCTATCAATGAGATTGAGTGTGTTCAAATCCACACCTTTGATGCCGAAAAAGTCTTTCTCAATCAAATCAAGATACCCTTCAGTAAAAGCCCTACGACCGCCTGGATACTTGTCTTTGATTTTTCTCTCAATTCTGGCATCCTCAACAACATTAAGGAATGACTTGTAACCAGCACCTTTATCAGATGCTGACTCATGCCATCCATCTTCTGGTGTGTAGAGTGCATGTCCAACCTCATGAAGAACCATAAGGTCATACAATGAACCACTCATCTCTTTCCAGATTGGAAGTCTGAGAACTCGATTCTTGACATCCATCGAAGCAGTTTGATAATTACCATGTTCAATGGTCAAGTTTTCACTAGCCAGTAACTTGGCCAACAAGGATTTTGTATTTACTAATGACATAATGACTCCGAAAAGGGTTTCTCTCTCATTTCTTAATTATATTATCTCAAAATGAGAGAGATTTGTCAAGACAAAATTAGCCTTTGAGGTTCTTTTTTGTATTTTCAAGAGAAATACGAGCTCGGTCGAGCTTCTTTTGGCGAAGTTTCTCAACTTCATCTGAGGAAAGTTTCTTGGTCAACTCTTTGTCTTCCAAGATACGTTTGGTGAGCTCTAGGCTCTTTTCATGAGAAGCGATGGTACTCTCATGCAGTTTGATTGCTCGTTCTTGACGAGCACGTTTCATAGGACTCATGCATCCTTTATTGTTTTGATGGCATCCAAATCAATACCACCATGTTTTTCAATAACCCTGTCAACCAATTCAACAGGGACATAACCATAAACAGTATCACAAGGTTTTTCATCATCCTCACAATAATCCATAATCAAACTTTCCAAATCACTTGGAAATCCTATTTCAACTTCTGAATACTCATCTGCAAAACCCTTTGGTTCACAATAATGAGTTTCAGATGCCTGAACAGACATTTTAAAACCATCTTTACAGACGATAATCGGATTTCTAATATATCTCCGAATACCATTCTCGTAATAGTTTTCTAATTCAGTACCGCGGTAGTCTTTTTCATCTACATTGCGGTACTCTCTTATAAACTCATTCGTTAGCATCTTCACTCGCTACTTCTATTATCTCCATACAGGAGTCTCGCCAATCACCCAACTCTTCAGACAAGTGAGCAGCAGATACAGGAGTCTTGGGGCTCAACTGCATCGTTTCACCTTCATACACATCCCACATATCACATGCGAGAGGATTTTTATTTGTACCATAATCCAGATTTGGTTCCTTCTCAAACGCATGGACTGAACCATCTTGGTCACGTGCGACATATTTGAAGTTCTCTGGAATTAGGGTTTCAATAACCACTCGTTTCATTACGCGTGTCATAACTATTTCCTACATAATAAGGATAAGAATATACTCTGGATACCCCAAGACGAACACCACCTTGGCCAGAGTAGTAATTGTGAGCTCTTGACGATGCCTCTATAGTATCGTATAACTTCACAAAAGAATTGCCGTCTTTCAATTCAACTAATACGGCTGGATTTCGTTTTTGCATATCAAAGTTTTGAATTCATTATTAAAAAAAATACAATCACTATAATAACTATTGCAGTACCAAACATAGAAAGAGCTAGTGAAAGTGCATCCATTACATACCACCTCTCAACTCTGCCTTTTTTTGTTCATACTGTATATCTACATCTCTTATAAATTGCTTCATGTATCCAAGCAATTCCTCAATATGGGATGGATACAAATCCTCTGTGATTTTATTTCGTATCAAATCTGGATTTTCTATCATTTCTTTAATTTCAGTATAACTAAAATGTGGTGAACTGTCAAGTGAAAACATACAACAAAATTGTTCATCTTCTTTTTTTGATGCACTACCTGACCAAAAAGTATAGAAATCAGAATTTATCCAGCGGGAATAGCTCATCTCAGACCACTCCAATTCATATCTGGGTCATCGAACATATCTTGTTGTTCTGACCTATACGTTTTCTCTATTGCCTCTTCAACTTTTCTTTCGTCAATCACATGCTGAGGACAATTCCCCTCTTCTGGAATAGAAATTTCCACATCTTCATTTTCATTCTGAACAACCATATCTTCAGTCAAAGTAAAAACAATTTCAGTTTCTTCTTGGTTTTTCATTATTCCCATGTTACCTTTTTACGACAAAGTTTTTTAGATAGACGCTTCTTGTCGTTACCTTTACGTTTGGTAGAGAAACGACTCATCCGAAGGACAGCGTCAAATTTTTTGAGTTCAGATAGTGTTTCCATAATTTCCCCTTTTCTCACTTTCTACTTTCATTATATAGAAAGTAACAGGATTTGTCAAGACATATTTAAGTAAAATTTAATAGTGGTGCAATATCTTCTATTCTTTTTTTAGCAATATCATAATATTTCTCTTCCTTTTCTATACCTATAAATTTTCTATTTGTATTTTTACAAGCAACCCCTGTAGTACCAGAACCCATACATGGGTCAAGAATAGTATCATTTTCATTACTATATGTTTTTATAAGATATTCCATAAGAGCTATAGGTTTTTGTGTAGGATGTAATTTTCCTTCCCTTTCGGCAGTTCTGAAATATATTACACTACGAGGAAATCTTTTACCGCTTTCACTTTTAACATGAACTTCTGTTGTTTGTTTTCCGTAAGCCTCTGTATCTCTCACACCAATTCCTTTATCGTATGGTTCTCCATCTACCATTTGTGGATTATATGTACATAATTTTTTATAAAAAACTACTATGTCTTCATGTGCTTTTAGGGGCATCTTTTTTGAATTAAGATAACCAGTTGCTTTAGATTTCTCCCACACTAAACAATAACGAAACATCAAATAGTTTGTAGATATGAGTTTAGATGTAAATGGTTGTTGAGCTGTTGATATTATAGCTGCATTAGGTTTACATATTTTATCAACATATTTCCAAAATTGCTCATAATCAATTATGACATCCCACTCATTCCTTTTATTCAAAGTGCCGTATGGAAAGTCTGTTAATAATAAATCAATACTTTGAGGTTCAATCTTCCCCAAAATATTGAACATATCATCATTATATAATTTTATTTTTGAAGCCATTCTGTAAACTTTTTTACTTCAGACATATCAAGATTGAAATCACTTCTATATTTTTCCATATAGATTGCTTTCTTTGGATTACGTTGTTTGTGATGATTAAGAATAAAAACCTTCAGGTCTTTACCAGTTGCCCTCTTAAACTTTGCAGGATGATATTGCAATGCCGTGTCCGCAAGAGCTCTTTGTCCGGCCACAATAGCATATTCTACATTATCTGGAACTTCTGGTGAATTATAAAGTTCAATAAAGTCATTAACCGCACGTTTCAAGTAACAAACATCCAAATAGCATTTGGATTCTATCACTTTAACCAATACACCATCTCTATAACAATGTTTATCTACTGAATGGTTATTAAGTTGTATACCATCAATTATCTCTGATTTTTTAGGGTCTTTTTCACCTTTCTTTGCAACAAGTCCAAAGAACCCACACATACTCTTGATAAAGTTCTCAAAAATAAGTCCAGATTTACTTCTTACTGCACCCCCACCTTTAGTTTTATGTAGTAGTGGTAAACCATCAACTTCATTATTGTAAATTTCAATAATATCTTTCATCTCGAATCTCTGAAAGGGTTATTGTCTCTCTCATCATGTTTATATTATATGAAACTTTATTGCAAATGTCAAGAAGTTTTTTGCCTTTTTTCATTTTCTTTTACAACTGACCTGTTGAGAATCCTGAGATGTGCATCTGAGAGATGGTGTAAGACAATAATTTTGTCTTTGTCTATTGCAGTTCCAAGGTCTACATAGGTTCTACAGAGGTCCATACCTCTGGCTTGTGAACGGACATATTCTTCGTTATTCATTTTTTTCCTTTGGTCGGCGTGGCAGGATTTGAACCTGCAACCACATGGACCCAAACCATGCATTCTACCAGATTGAACTACACGCCGATCTTTCCATTTACCATTTAATTATCTTTAAATTTTTGACTATACCTTGTTGAAAGGTATTCCAATCAGATTCCCATATAATATGGAAATTATATCCTTGAGATTTGATAAATTCGGCTCGTATTTTATCTTTTTCCCATTTCTCTTGAGCAGTATACCCAACAATTTTCTTATCAGCAGAATATATGTTTGGATTTGCATGAAAATAATCACCAAAAAATTCATATACATTATTTTCAATCAATCCATCAACAAAATATTTTCCAATCTTAACTTCCCTATTTGATTCACCACTAGGTATGTTTAGATAATCTAAACATTGTTCGGAATTTGAACTTCCTCTACCAAATTTTTTATATAATGCTTTATCTAAATCTGGAACTGGTCTTTTTAATTTTTCATATACTCGTATGTAAGCATCTTTTGTCAAATCCCCTCTCAATAATGGTTTATTATATTCTGGATTTTCATCTCTCACCTGTTGTTTTATTTCTATCCACAAACCATAATTTGGATGAAGTTTATTTCCTATGGTTATTAATTTTCCATCTACAACTGCCCTCAATCCATTTGACAAACAATGATTTACCCTCTTTCCAACTTTAGATTGAGAATGTCTTTTAGAACCATCTGGAGCATTCCATCCCCAAGATGCTTTATCAAATTCGGTATAATGACATAGTTTACCAGTAGTATTACATACTTTATGTTCAAATATTTTCAATTTTCAACCTCAAAAATTTTTAATTGGCAGGTCACCAAGGAATCGAACCCTGACCAAGAGATTTGGAGTCTCTTATTCTACCATTAAACTAGTGACCTATTTCTTCTTTTTCTTCTCAATCTTCTTTTCAAGATTTTTCAATTCTTCTTTCTTATTAATAATCTCTTTTTTTAGTCTTTCCAAATCCTTCATATCTGCTAATGCCATCTCCATGCGATTTACCATAGTTTGAGTCTCTTCGATGAGAGAAGGTAGAATTGCGAAATTTCTAGTTTCCATGCAGGTTCTCATTTCAGTAAGAACATCACACACATAGCGATTTAGACCATAAAGACCATAATTCATATATACTTTCTGTTAAATTTGGAGCGAGTGAAGGGGCTCGAACCCTCGACATCCACGTTGGCAACGTGGCTCTCTACCAGCTGAGATACACTCGCTCATGTTAGGGATGATAGGACTTGAACCTGCGACCTTATGCTCCCAAAGTATGTGCACTATCTCCCTTTTGAACATCTATTTTGACCTCAACCTTTGCGAATTCTTTTAGTATTTCTATTAGTCTTGCATTTTTCTCAGGACTTAATTTGCGCATTTGCTGAATACTCGCACCATCAAAACCCATTTTATATAATTCGTTATGTCCTATTTCTTGGTTTGACATTTATCCTTCAAAAATACTCACTAGTTCTTTAGTTAAATTCATTGCGGTTACCGTAGCAGGAATAACACTTCCTAACATAACTGCTTTATCGTTCCAATAAAATCCTACTGCCGTCCAAGAATATGCTCCAATCACATAAAATAATTGTCCAAATAAAGGTAAGTCTGAATTCTGTAAAAATATTCCTATAACAGCTGATACAACTCCAATCCATTTGAAATATGAATCTGGCCCACCTGTTGGTGTACTTGGCGAAACCTCTTCAAACTGTTGTTGCATTTCTTCAAGTTCTTCTTGAAGTCGCCTTTTTTCTTTCGACAATTCCATTGCAAGACTTCCCGCCTTGCTCATTTGTCTTTCTTCTTTTAAATCTATATCTTTAGTATTCATATAACACTAATGGTCTATCTCGTTAGATTACTATATATCTCAAGTTTTTCCATTTTGTTCTGTATACCTTGAACAATATCTGCATCATCTACCAAACCATTCTTTTTCATCAGTTCAATCATACACACAACATCTGCAACTTCTTGTTTCAAGTCTCGTAAGGCATGAACTTTGAAATCGGTCCTTAAAACCTTGGAACATGCTTGAGTCAGTTCACCACATTCTTCCATAGTGATAATCATAAGTTCTGTAAGTTTTTCCATAAATTACTTTCTTGGCGGTCCCAATGAGATTTGAACTCATGTCTCGGCAGTGACAGTGCCGTGTCCTAGACCTGACTGAACGATGGGACCATGGCTCCCCGAGCTGGACTCGAACCAGCGACCGAGGCGTTAACAGCGCCTTGCTCTACCAACTGAGCTATCGAGGAATGGAGCACCCTCTCGGATTTGAACCGAGTATTGAAGCTTACAAGGCTACTGTTATACCAATTTAACTAAGGGTGCTTGTCTTATAAAGAATTAATGCATATGCCCTTTGTACGGAAGAGGAAAATTATCCAGTTCTTGCCATCCTTCCCTAAATTATCACATAAATCAATCCTATTATTGGTGGGCGGAGGCGGAGTCGAACCACCACAGTCTTAGACGGCAGATTTACAGTCTGTTGAGCTCACCTATGCTCAGTCCACCCTTTAGTATAAAATCCAACGAACATCCTGGCAGTCTCTGGACTACCTTCAAAAATATGTTGAGAAGTCGCTTCTCTAAGGTCATCAAACTCAATCCCCTCTTCATCCGTAGTGGACATCACTTCACCAGTGAAGCGACGTTCAACATCAAACACAAAATACTCATCCATTTCGTATCTCCGAAAAGGTTAATCATCAATTGTTGAACCTTATTTTCTCATATGCTGATAACATAGTCAAGTCTTTTTTTGGCACCCCCAACATCCAAATTACAAGCTTGGTGCTCTGCTAATTGAGCTACACGGGCATAGATAGCGAAATTTAATCATAATCATTCTACAAAACAAGTTCCACATCACATTTTGCAACCCCTGCATGTGGTGCAACAAAAATGTCACACTCAACCGGCTGCAGAACTTGTGTTGGTTGCAGTTTTTGTTCTTCACTGGGAACTTCTTCTTCCCATTCTTTGTTGCAGTAATTACATCGGTAATTATACGTAGGTGACATTTTTTGTTGCTCCCTTTTAATTTAATACTTTATACTTATATTTAAGATTCCTTTATTGTCAAGTGATTACCACTCAATATCATATTCAAAGTTATTGGTGGTCATATTTTCTGCAATCAACTCTGCTCCATTACTCAAGTGAAACTTTGTTGCCATCTCTGTCTTTGGACTGAGCGTGACAAGTCTCTTGAATCGGTATGTTTCTCTAATCATGGCTTGTAAATCAAGGATAATTTTTCTACCCATCCCCTTCTCAAGTGACCAAAGTGTATATGCAACTACAATCGAGCCCACATTTGCGGACAATAAAGTTTCCTCATCTGCAGGAACCCTATCAAGATAAGCAAGACAGACGAATGCTCTTTCATCAATATGATAGACATCTCTACCTGGAGCAATTCTAACCTTACCCTTAATATGTGGCCGCACTGGGTCTTTTTTGATATACATCGACACAACTTTTGAGTCTACTTTTTCTATCATATTTCCTTTGTGGTGGAGCTGACAAGAATCGAACTTGCTACCTTCTGCGTGCAAGGCAGACGCTCTCCCAGATGAGCTACAGCCCCATGGCACCCCGACTTGGAATTGAACCAAGAATGATGGCTTAGAAGGCCACTGTTATATCCATTTAACTATCGGGGCCTACACTATTATTATACAGTATAAACCCCTTTTGTCAAGTAACTCTATTTAGGTGGAAGTATGACAATCTTCTGGACAAAGATTATTGGGTGAACATCTACAAATTTCACAGGTACAATTATTACATTCACAATTTGGATTATTACAATTAGGCACGGAACACCTCCTTCCTGAGCTTAGGTTGAGGAATATGTGGAGTTGCCTCCACATATCTATTTATCACACAGGAACCATTTCTGCTTTAGGTTTTGAGTAACCCCGAATCATTTTGATTTCATCCTGAGTTACGAACTCACCTTGGCCAATAGTATAGGCGGCATGACCAAATTCTGCTAGGTCAATACCTTGTGTTTCTTCTTCAACTGAAACTCTCAACCCTAGTATTATTTTTACGATATACCAGACAATTAGACTTGTCGTAAATACAAACCCCCCTATAATTCCGATACCATAAAACTGGGTTAGGATTGATGCGTCTTCTTTGAAGATGCCAACTGCAAGTGTACCCCAAATTCCTGCAACAAGATGGACTGATAAAGCCCCCACAGGGTCATCTATTTTAATTTTATCAAAAAGTGGAATTGCCAGAACTGCTAGACCTGCTCCAATAATTCCTATCATAATTGCTAAACCTATTGTTGGATAATCTGGTCCTGCTGTAATCGAGACTAAACCAGCAAGTGCACCATTCAATACCATCGTAAGGTCAACTTTCTTATACAGAAATTGAGTTATAATCATGGCAGTTACTGCACCAGCAGCTGCGGCCATGTTGGTGTTTAAGATTACACTTGCGATTGCATTGACATCATCTTTGGTTCCCATTGCGAGTTGAGAACCACCATTAAATCCAAACCAACCGAACCATAGAATAAAAGTACCAAGTGTTGCTAATGGTAAATTTGATGGTGGAATAAGATTCACTTTTCCATCTTCAGAATACTTACCTGTTCTTGCACCCAGAAGTATTACTCCTGCGAGTGCGGCCCATCCTCCAACGGAGTGAACTATTGTTGAACCAGCAAAATCAGAGAATCCCATTTCAGATAGAAATCCCCCGCCCCATGTCCATGCACCTTGTAGTGGATAGATAACACTAGCAAGTACAAGAACAAAAAGCATAAATGACCAGAACTTCATGCGTTCTGCAATTGTTCCCGAAATGATACTTGCTGCCGTTGCAACAAACACCACTTGGAAAAAGAAATCTGACATACCAGAATGTTCTCCGTCTGAGATACTTCCATACATCAATTGATAACCTACTATGAAGAAGGCTAGGCAGGAGAGTGAATACAGACAGATATTCTTTGTCAGAATTGCTGTTGTATTTTTGGTTCTCACCATTCCTGCTTCTAACATTGAAAAGCCTGCCGCCATCAACATTACTAGTATACCACTAAAAAGAAGCAGAAAGGTATTTAATATATATTGAATTTCCATAATTCTCCTTTCAAAATGTATATATTATAATCACTTTTTAAGGGAATTATTAATCAAAAGTCGAAAAGGGGTGATTAAAAATTAATCACATATTTAAAATCTTGATACAAACTTTGCTATTTGATGTACAAGAGGTAGGAGTAAAACTGCCATAAAAAGATTTACACCAGTATGTACCATTGCAATATGTCTGGTGATTCCTGTTGGAATTCCATCTGAAACAAGAAGTCCTGCAAGCCATATCGTTCCAGTAGTTCCAATGTTTGCACCAAGGACTGCACCAATCGCAGCTGGAAGAGGTAGGGCACCACCAGCAACCAGACCAATAATTGCAGTAGTAGAAAGAGAACTGGATTGCCAAAGAAGTGTCATAATAATCCCACCGAAAAACATATATATTGGATTTCCAAGAAACCATTGAAGATGGTCAATGTTACCCATCGCTTTCATACCACCTGAAAATAGTTTTAAGCCCACATAAAATATGACTAAACCAATTAATGTTTGAATGATAGGATTATTGAATTCCATCTTCTGCACCTTCTTAATAAGTTTTGCTTTCTTCGATACTTTCATACATTATATATTTTTCATTGATTCTTTAATGTTTAGAAAATGTTAAGAAGACGATATATCTAAATAAAAAGAAATCGCTGGTCAAGTGATGGAAAGGATAAAGTGTCGAATATAAAAGAGAAAGAAAAACAACCAGATAATTATTGTGAATATGGATTTATAAGTTGTTTTGAATGTGATGAAATTTTTACTAATAAAGAAGAATTAGAAAAACATGAAAAAGAACATTTAATAAATGAACAAGTAGTAGCAATTTAAAAATCTAGTTCTGGTTTCAAGATTCTTTATACCACGAACCATCTTCTCGTTGTTTCATATTTCTCCAATGCTTGCCCGGATAAAAAGCATCTAAATGGCAATCTTCATGAGTTAAACATTTTGTATATGGTTCATTTTTTAATATATGAGTATTTGATATTTCTTTTATAACTAAATTACGATAAATCCCCCAACCCTCAGAAAATGGATTAGGTTGTTTAACTTTAGTCATAGTTTTTTTCCTTTATTGTAAATATCTTAAACAGGTGCATTCCACCAGCCTTCATGCGGAAAAAATATCCAGCAATTCTCTGTATCCTTAGCCATATCTTGTGCATAATAATGTGGTTTGAATTGTGCTTCATTATTCCACCATAAGGTTGCATATCTAACATCTACTATATTCTGTTCTGGTCCTTTTCGTGGCCCTTTAATATGTTGAGCCATTCTTTCAAATGTTTCTCCCGAATCACAAATATCATCTACAATCAAGACTCTTTCATCTGTAGGTCTGGGTAAATAATCTTCCCAAGTCGGGAAATCTCGCAATGCTGCTTTAACAGGTTTGAATGGTTTCTTGAACCAATGACTCAACATGACGCCTGGAACCAGACCACCCCTTGAAATACCAACTATTACCTGTGGGTCAAATTTGGATAATACAATCTCTCTACATAATACATTGACATCTCGCCTCATTTCCTCCCATGAATACCATAGTTTTTTCATGAAAATACCTCATTTAATTGTCGATTAACTCTTACGAAAGTTGTACACTTAGGTAAGTCCTTTATAGTTCTTGCACCCGCATAAGTACAAGCACTTCTCAATCCACCTATAATTTCTTCTATAGTATCTTTAACTGGTCCTTTATAATCAACATAAACCACCTTTCCTTCTGATGCACGATGTGATTGTTTTTCTCCATAATATTTGAGTTGTGCATCTTCAGAAGACATGCCATAAAATTTCATTTTAGCACCACGATGATTCCCCACCTTTTCACCACTACATTCAGCGTGGCCGGCCAACATACCACCTAACATTACAAAGTCGGCACCAGCCCCAAAGCTCTTTGCTATATCCCCCACCACTGTGCAACCGCCGTCTGTGATGATATGACCGCCGAGACCGTGCGCTGCATCTGCACACTCCATCGTTGCACTCAGTTGTGGATAACCAATGCCTGTCATCTTGCGAGTTGTACATACTGAGCCAGGGCCTATCCCAACTTTTACAATATCGGCTCCTGCTAATATTATTTGTTCCGTCGCTTCTGGTGTGCATACATTCCCCGCTATGATTATTTTGTCCTTGGTTGCCTCGTGTCCTCTCATTTTTGCAACATAATCATTAAATCGCTCTGTATATCCATTTGCCACATCAAGACATATCCATCTTGAATCATCATAGTCTAATACATCTAAATCTTGGTCTAATCCAATTGTCTGTATGAGATTTCTAGTACTATCAAGATTACTTGGCCATTTGGTAAATTTACAGAGTGCAGTCAACATCCCCTTCTTACTCAATTCCTTAAACATATTCAAGGTTCCTGTATGATCCATATTGGATGCAATTATAGGAATACCTTCCCAATCCCTATTTGAATGTCTAAATTTGAATTTTCGTGCTAACCAAGCATCTTTGCGTGAGAACAGAGTAGATCTCTTTGGTTTGATCAATACATCGCTAAAGTCGAGTTTTACCTCTTCAATTATTCTCATCTTGCCCTTCCGACCCAAATGAGTAGTGATAAAGTAAACAAACATAGTGCATACATTTGAGAAGATCCTTCCGATTCTTCCCATTTTTCTTACCAAATCGAAAGAGATACTTCATCGCACAGCCACGAGTGAATTCTTCCGAAATGTCCATTTGTTCAAATACATCTTGTATCTGAATATTTTTTCCACCACCTGTGTAGTGTTCGCCATAAGTACTTTTTATGTACTCACGGACTTCATCTAAAATCAAATCTTCATTATATTTAAAAAGCAACTTCCTTGCTTCATCTTCACTTGTCATAATAAATCCTAATTAAAAGGGTTTGAACTCCTTTTGTTTCACACCTTCCTTATAGAGTTCACAAGGAACTTCATTCTTTTGATACTCAACATACTTATTATAAGCTTGTTGATAATCTGAATATAAATGATTTCCCTTTTCTGTCTCCACTTGAAAGGTAGGTAACTCAACAGTATAGGCCATGGGATTCCTTAATGTAAAAGTTACTTGATTACTAGCAAAAAGTATTTAGGAAAAAGAGGTGCTAGGTCAGTAGCCCGCCACATTCTCATAATGTGCCGAGAATGGCTCCTTTACGCTACATCATTAAGCGGGTGACTAAATCCGCCATAGGGGATGTGAAGGTTAGTCACACCTACGACTCCCAAGCTATAACACCTCTATTGCCTGTTCGATGTTACTTTTGAATTCCGAAATAGAACCTTCAGATTCGCGACGAACACCGACTGCTTTATCATCAATCCATACATCATATAGTGGTTTGAATACTGCTACATCATTGTACTTGACTCCCCAATCGTCAAGTTGTTTTCTGGTTTCTTCAAGATAGTCTTCACCATCCCAACAACCTCTAGCTGTCCAATAATGTAGAAAATGACCTTCATCATATAAACTATTCATATATTCTATTCTTTTTGGATAAGGAACAGCTTCTCTAAATCCAAATTGGTCATCGCCAGACTTTGGGTCGCCTGGACAATGACAGATAGTTCCATCAATGTCTACCATAATATACTTTTTACCCATTTCGTGAGCCTTTTCAGACATTAAGACTCTACGAGTGATTTCTTGTTTTATATGGTCACCTACTGTCAACTCGCCATCTGCCATTCTTCTTCCTCATAGTAATCATCGTCAAATTCATCAACAAAATCTTCTGGTCTATTTCCTTTCAGATAATTTCTTACTTGACCCCTTTGACGTTTATTGTTTAATCTTTTTTGTTTTCTACTAGAACCAAATTTTTCAATCTGTTCTTCCATTGTGTCTGCCCTTTCTTAATAATTTCTTTTGTTTTCTTCTAGCAGACTGCAAGAAAACTTTACTCACCTTGTCTAAAAATGTATTACCTTTCATGTGGTCCATTTCATGGTGAAAGATTCTTGCAGCTAAACCCTCAAAATGTACATTAATTTCATCTCCATCTGCATTCTGATATGTACCCTCTATTGCTTGAGGTCTTTTTACATTCAGATACAATTGTGGATAACTTAAGCAACCTTCTTTCATCATTACTGTTTCATCTGATTCCTTTGTAATTTTTGGGTTGAAACATACGATGGCATTATCTGAATCATCAACTCTCATTGCAAAAACCTTGACGGGCATCCCTATTTGATTGGCAGACAAACCTAATCCACGATGGTAGACCATATTTTCAAGCATGACATTATGCATCCTTTTTGGGTCTGGATTTACACCAAACTGCCAATGGACAGGTTCTTTGTGTATTATTGGGTGTGATTCGTCAAGTAGTTTAATTATGTGGAATGGCAGTTCTACTTCTGTCACTTGATGTGGGTCTACACTTGGGATAATAGACGAACTACTAGAAGGTATTATTATTTCTGCCATTATGCTATTCTTGAAAAATTCTTATGTTTTTCAAACTTAATTGTCTTATCAAATTTGTCATAGAGGATTTCACCTTTATGACTGATTACGAAAACATTCACATTACCAGTAAGGTCATATAATATTTTAAGAAACTCATCAGTTCCTGCTGCATCCAAAGAAGAATCAAACACTTCATCTAATATAAGTAGATTTGTGTTCACACTATTCTTCAATTTGGCAATGGCTCTCCATGTGAAAAGAAGTGCGAGGTCAATTCGCATCTTCTCTCCTTCACTAAACGAATCATAAGTAAATTCGTCACGATGCCTCGATTTGATGGTTTCGGCGAACCCCTCATCAAGTTCAAAGGATACATAAAAATCCATCTTTCCAAGATGAACATTAATATACTTGTTTATGATTGGTAGATATTGCTTGATTATTTTAGCTTTGATACCACCATCTTTGAGAAGATTTCCTGCAATTTCATACAGATATTTTTGGTCTGATAATCTTTCCTTCTCTTCAGTATATATATGAATGTCTTTTTTACACTCTTCCAGTTCCTTTTTATGTTCCTCAATATCATCTTCCATATTGGAGAGTTCTTCCATCTGATAAGATACTTTCTTTATATATTGGTTACATGCTGAAATATGACTATTGATATTGATTTGTTCGTTCAAATTCCTATCATATTCTTCAGTAACCTTTTCAATCTCATCAAGTCTGGATTTTTGTCCATTAAGTTTATGCCCTAAAGACACCAATCCACCGCTCAGTTCATGCATCTTATCATGAAAATTTTCAATCATATTTTCACGATGGTCTTCTGTTATCTCCTGTTTACAAGTTTCACAAGTTTCTGTATTCTCATAAAATTCAATGTCTCCTTCACATTTAATTATGCCCTTTTCAATACCTTTCTGGTAATCAAGTAATTTATCAATTTCCTTTCGGACTCTTTTTTCATCCGATATTGAATCATTGAGTTCTTTATTTTTGTCAAGAATTTTATCAATTTGTTCTCTATAGTCTGCAATAGCTTTTTCATGTTTCTCTATATCCTTCTTGTTTGCCTCAATTTGAGAGGTTTTATTTTCTTTGAGTTTATCTATAAGAAATTCGACATTCTCTCTTTCACCTTTAGTTAATCCAAGAGCAATATCTACTGTACCCATATCTTCTTTGTTCTGTGCTACTCTAGCCTTGAGCAGTTGATTCATCACAGAAAAGATTTCTATATCCAGAAGGTCTTCAATAATAGCTCTTCTATCACTTGCCTTCAATTGCATAAAAGGAACAAATGAGGAATTACCCAAAATTACAATCTGAGTGAAAGACTTGTAATTGAGTTTAAGGATTGTCTTTTCAAGATATTCTTGATAATCTCTCACAGAAGCATCTTGATTGAGCATTTTACCATCTTGGTATATCTCAAAAAAGTTCTTCTTGATGCCCCTTTTTACAAGATACTGTTTGGAACCGATAGAGAACTCAATCTCTACCTCTGTGCCACTTTGATTTACTGAATTTATAAGTTGATTTTTATTGACTGCACGGAATGGTTTTCCAAACAATACAAAGGTCAATGCATCCAGAATAGTAGACTTCCCTGCACCATTATCTCCAATGATAAGAGTTGATTTGACTCTATCTAATTGGACTTCTGTAAACGCATTACCAGTACTTAGAACATTCTTCCAACGAATCTGCTTAAAATGAATCACTTATTTTCGGTCAAAAATTGAGGTTTAGGATTATGTTCAAATCTATAATCTAAATCATGCAACTTATCTTTGATAATATTGTTTATCATAGAATTAATTGTTATGTCTCTTTCATGTGCAGCTTTTGCAACCTTCAAAAAGAGATTGTCACTAATATCAATTTCAAAAGTTTTGAATTCTTCCTCTCCAATTTTTACAGATTGTGGCCATTTTTTATCATCTATCATTGAATCAACTATTTGTTGACTCTTTTTTGCTTCTGACAATCTTTTTTCTTGTCTACGCATCTCATCCTTGTTATAGTCTGCCATTAAATTGTCTCCATAGTTAGAGATTCAGTATACAATGATTTCATCAAAGAATCAAGTTCTTTTTTATTTTCTACTTCTAAAGAATTGACATATTTTGATAAAATCGTCATGGTATCTTCTGCTTCATCAATGAGGTCTTCAGTATCAAAGTCCTCAATATCAAAATTTTCAACTACCGATATATCCTCGGTATTTACTTTGTAAAGTTTGTCAATAAGTGTGTCAAACCAAAATGGATTCTTTTTGTTGACTACTATCACCTTTACATAACAACCTTCATATTGTGAGTAGTCCTGTGCTTGAATTTCTTCAAGTGTAGTCTTCTCATCATCATAGTAAATCTTATGAAACATCTCATAAGGATTCAAAATAAATTCAAGCTCTCTGGTTTCAGTATCGAATATGTGAAACCCTCTTGGGTCTTTGTAATCTGACCATGTTATCTGATATGGATTACCAAGATAATACACATTACCATTATCAGACTTGTGGTGAAAGTGGCCACTAAATGCATACTCAAACTTTTCAAACACCTTGGGTGACAATCCCTCATAATTTACAGTACCAAGATGCATCTCAAATCCTTGTACCTCAAGATGTCCGAATAAGATTTGTGCGTCTGTCTTGGACATTGCATCCAAAGATTGTTGTTTGTTTTCTGGACATATCCAAGGCTGAAAGAATACCTTTGTCCCATCAAAGACAACTTCAGTGGGGTCATGATATATTCTTACCATGCCACCGCCGTCACCTTCATCACCATTCATCATCATCCTGAGACAATCCATACTGTTTATGACATTTGTATTTCGCAGGAAAGTATCATGATTACCGATTATTGCATGGAGACTGATATACCTGTCCCAGCATACATCAAAAAATATTCTTCTCATATTGAAAAGACTCCTATAGTTGATATATTTTCTTCTATCAACTATATCACCCATATGCACAACTGTACTAATATCTCTTTCTAATAGAGTAGGAAAAAAGATATTTTCATAAAAATTTTCAAAATAATTCATGAAAACTTGGCTGTCATTGCGAGCACCAAAATGTGAATCGGTGATTATTGCGAGTTTCATACGCCCATGAATAGTTCAAGTGAAGTTGATGCCTTTTTAGTCGCCTTCTTTTTCTTTTTAGTGTCTTCAAAATTAGAAATAAAATCATACATATTTGCTTTCTGGTCTGTATTCATAGTCTCAAAAACATAATTCTGTTCTTGGTCATGTTGTGAAACTTCTACATTATCTCCAAGAGATGCATTACTATCCATAGTTTTATATTTAATATAAAGTTGTTTCTTTTCTTTCTGTATTCTTCTAACAAAAGCATAATATATTATTTGTGTAAAATAGGCAAATGGGTTTTTGGATTTTTCAGGATTAAAATTGTTCATATACTGAACACAATTTTCTATACCATCTGAAATCATATCATCTCTAAAAGCATAATTGATAAAATTTGGTCTAAATGATAATCTATTTGCAATTTTCATAAAACATTCCCCTATGTACTCTGGACATGGTGGAAGCTCTTCTCCATTATCTTTAGCTATATTTCTTATATCTTGATATTCTGTAATCTCTTCAAGAAACCTTTGATTATCTACATAATGTTCTGCCATGAATCTCCTTTCTACAATAAACAATACTTATATTATAACATAATCTGATAAAATGTCAATGACTTGACAAAACACTTGACAAATGTTATAATTACTGTGTAGGGTTTAAATGAGATTAAGTCTTTAGTTGTATGTGATAAGTAGCCAGAGGAAATTTTTCTTCTTTATATGTTTTTATCCTTTCTTCAAAATGCTCCAGAGTATAATTTTTTTTATTTTTAAATTTTAAATCGTCCGCAATATCATATAGAGTTGCAATTTCTTTTTTATCTGACAATCTCAATCCTCTACCTATTGATTGTAGATTTCTTATACGAGACTTAGAAGGACTAGCGAAAATGATGTTATGGAGATTCCTAATATTGACGCCAACACTAAATACGCCATAACTAGCAACGATGACGGCATTTCGTTCCGATTCAACGATGGCTCGAATCTGTTCTCTTGTGTCTGTATCAGTTCCCCCATAGACAAAAAATATTTTTCTATCATCGGTATTCTCCTTTAACATCCTGTAAAGTAACTTCCCATGTTTTTCTACAAACCGAAAAAGTAGGAGAGTGTTTCTCTCCAATCCTATAGTCAAATTAACTATGTATTTGTTTCTTGCCTCTGACGAAATCAGATATTCTAGTTCTTCTTGATAGTTAATACCTTTTAAATTGTGACAAATTGAATCTGGATGTTTTAAGACGAGTGCATTGATTGTAAAGGGGGAGAGGTGCTTTTGGTCTATCAACTTTTTAGTTGTAGTTACCTTATGTACTTTTCCGAATAACCCCTCTAAAACCAATTTATGTGTTTGCGTTCCGTCCAGAGTTCCAGTTGTACCTATTCGATATTTTGCATTAATACACTTAGTCATTATTGCTGTGAGAGATTTGGATTTGAAACCATGGGCTTCATCCCCAATCACCAGTTCATATTGTTCAAAGTACTTTTGTTGCATTTTGTAAATTGACTGCCACGTTGAGATAATGACAGGCAATTCAGAACCTTTGTCTCTTCCAGCAAAAACAGTATGACAATTATTTGCAACATCCCATCCATATTCCCTGAAATCGTTGTACATCTGTGAAACAAGAGATGTGGTTGGTACAAGGATGAGTGTTTTCAATTTTAAATATCTTACTAATATATAGATGATTAGAGATTTACCCGATGCAGTGGGTGACAGGAGTAATGACCTATGTTTTGATAGAGCATGATTTATAGCATCTAATTGATAATCTCTGATTTCTACTGGTAATTTGGGAAGGTCTTTGTGAGTTAGAATGATTGATTCAGTTTTGAAATCATCTACAAATTTGGTTTTATAATTCCTATGATAGAGAAACTTACAGAGATGCTCGAGCAGACCATAGTACAAGAGATGGTTCATCACATTGAATAATCTGATTTTTCCATCCCATAATTTTTTTCTGTATGCTGGAACAAAGGTATGCCCCGGCACCAAAAATGTAAAGTGGTCTGAAATTTCCTGAGCAATATCTCTTTGACAACTGACTCGTATATAAACCTCATTCACCTTAGATATTTCTACATCATGAGCCACTTTTAAACTTTATCCAATCTATGGCACTTTTTATTTGAAAGCCCCTGTTATTAATCATCCTTACAATGGAGTCAAGATAGTTTATCTTTTCCTCCATTATTACTATCTTACCCTTTATCTTGAAAATGTCTTCATCCGATTCAAGATAAGAATGCATTTCACCCTTGAGTATTTTACCAAGAAAAGGTTTCCACCCTAACTTTTCCAAATCCTCTTGAGCCATCCTACCAGAATAATAGTCAGATTTGAGTCTGACCATCTTGGAAAGTTCAAACTCTAAACTCTTGAGTTTTATTCTTTCGTCAATGTAAATTTTTAAATATTTGTCATGGAGTTGTGGTATTCTTACAGACTCTAATGCCAGTTCTGCAATATCAATTTCACGATCTCTATTCCAAAGTTCTTGAATTTCTTCAAGTTTCATTCACCTCCTAATTTTGTTGGCGAGTCCCTTCATAAGACGATTCATTATTAAGTAGGTTTTCTACTCTATATGTGTCATATCGAAATGAAACATTCGCTGTTACATAATCTACATCTGTAGCCGTTGTATTAAATTCAATAGAGGAAAGATTCAACGGCCATACCTCATTGAAGTAAAAATTAATTTGAGCATTCATGTTACTAGTCAGTACAGTCAATACAGCACTTGTTCTTTCTGTGCCTTCATTTTGTCTTTTTATCAACTTTTCTCTATCTTTTATTGTTGGAACACCAAGAGCTATTATCCAATCATAAATTGACAACCAATTTTTCATATTTTCATCTACGACAAAACTAATTGTCAATTCTTCAAAAGAGACTTCATCCCCAGACATATAACCAGTTGATGTTGGCGTCGGCAAATCAATTTGACCAATACTGACGCCAGGTATATTAGCAGACTGACAAAAGTAATTTACTTCTGGAAAATTAGAAAGTTGAAATCTAAAACCTATCGGAGAAAGATAACTTATATTGGATGGTAGTGCTTGTAAAACTGACATAGATTATTAACCTACCGCAGTTTCAGTTGTAGCTGCTGAACCAGATGGTTGTAATACCTCAGCAATCCATTTTTCTGCACTTCCTCCTTCAATACAAGTTAAACGACAAAGAGTTCCTACAGGAACATCATTAGTGAAAGTAATTACATCTCCACCATCTACATCTACCCCAGATGTTCCAGCTGTATTCATGTACATATATATTACATCACCAGAAGTACCATTAGTAGAAATTTCAAGATTATTAGTACCTGAAAATGATGTTATAATTGCAACATCGACATGAAATCCTTCACAACCGACAGGAACTGCTGGAAGCTTAAGGTCTAAATCAAAAGCTGCACCTGTTACTTTAACAATTGCACCAGAATGTTGTAATGTCAATTCTATTGATTCATCATCTACACCTGCCGTTACAGCATAAACTGGTCTACGAAATCCAAATCCACCCTTTCCTGTGCCACCAGATAAAGTTGATGCACCAGTACCAGAAGATGTAACACTATTCGTATCACCATCATGGATACGAGCAACTTCAATTCCATCGAACTGTTTGATTGCTACATCTTGCCCATCAGTCACACTTTGTACAGTATTTGAATATAACTTTGAATGTAATGTCTCTAGGGTTATTTTTCTATTTGATGGTGTAGATGTTGATGGATTATCAACAATCACCGCAACATCGTCTTTTGTAGGTGATGTTGTTTCTGATAAATTTATAATTGTAGTATCTGCCATAGTTGCTCCTATTAATCCTTTCTAGTATATTTAGTAAGGTTGAAAGCATGTGCAAACAAAAAAGGGGAGAACAGGCCTCTTTTACCCAATCTCCCCTTTGATAAAAAACACAAAAAGTGTTTTCCTTTACATCAGATTGTCTACTCTGACCATTCTGTAGTAATAGTTACCATTTGCATCAATAACTCCGTCAGCATCGGAATGACCGAATGGATTGGATACCATTCCGTAACGTGTCTTGAATCCGATTGATGGTTGGAAAGATGTCTCACTGACTGCACGTACCATTTGAATTGGTACATAAGGACAGTAGAAGATACCAGCATCATAAGCACTGGAACCTTTATATCCAACAACAAAGAAATTTGTTGCTGATGCACTAAAATATGGGTCAACATAAACTTTGTAACGACCATTCAATGTACCTACGAATGTGTTACCAGTGTCATCAATATTTGCCCCATCCATTACACCACTCATTGCAAGAGCAGATGCGACGTCTGAAGATGTGATGATGATGTTACCTTTACCCCGGCGTGTTGCTTTAGCAATAGCATTAGCTTCACGTTCAATCTGGAACATCAGACCTTTGAATTTCTCGACTGACCATCTTCCGTTGGAATCTGTGTCAAGGTCAAAAACACCAGTTGTTGTTGTGTTATGTTGTGCACCATGCTCTGCAGCAAAGTAAATTGTTCTGATAACTTCTCGGTTAATTTCAGCAAGAATCTCTTGTGAAATGATATTAGCCAATTCGGTTTCTGCATCAAGACCATGTACCGCTTTGAGGTCTTGAGCGAGTTCCATTGAGTAAGTACCTTTCAAACCTCTGGTTTTTGCCGTAACAGCAACTCTCTCGATTGAGAAAGCCATTTGTTGAAAGTCAGAACCAGCAGTACCGGCCATTTCAGCTGTACCATAGTCCTCAAATGTGGCTGTAGCAACACCGACACCATCCATTGCAAGTGCAGGTGAACCACCTTGAGCACCTGCTGTAGCAGCTGTACCGACAGAACCTTCAGATCCAGCATCAGATGAATGACGAGTATCTGCTTCATTGTAGTATGCTTCAGTTCCACTTTGAGTGTCATACTTAGGACGCATTGCAAAAATAAGTCCTGTTGGTCCACTCATTGGTTGAACACCGCAGACATCATATGCCATCAAATTAGGCATTGCTCTACGAATCATTGAAATCAAGATTGGGTCTTGATAAGCAATGGAGTTAGATGCAGACGAACCAGTTGTGGTTGCGTTTACTGGAGCAGGGGCTTCTTGAAGACTCTGGAATCCGAAATTACCCATTCCGTGCTCTTCAGCCATTGCTTTTTCTTGGTTTTCCAGAAGAACAGCGGTAACTGCTTTTCTGTAGGAATCCTTAATCTTAGGCATATCTTCATGGTCTAAGACAGGAGCCCACTTTTGTTGTAGTCCTTCAGCTAGATACATTTTTTTTATCTCCTAAAAGGTTGTTAAAAATTAATTATTTTGTCGCTTCATAGCCTTTACATAAAGACTCATTGCGGGGTCAACTTTTTCTTCCTCTTCATCTGAAAGAGTATTTTCAACTTCTTCAGTGATGGTTTGAGGTTGACTTTCTTGAGCAGTTGGAAAATAGTTCTCTTTAATGACTTCAATTTTCTCCTTGTATTGTTCGTCATCTTCAAAATCTACTCCATCGGAAAGAGTCTTTAATTTCTCTTTTTCCGTGTCTGCAAGACCTTCAGAAACTTCTCTCAAAGTTTCTTCTTTCTTATATTCTGCAAGTTGTTTTTTGACTTCTACGTTGTCATTGATAGATTCATCAAGTTTCTGTTCAAGCTCTTCGACTTTCTCAAAAAGGTCATCTACCAAGTCAACCTTCTCTTCTGGAATGTCAATGTAATGCTCTGTAAAGAGGTTCTTGAGTCCTGTCATGAAATCTTCTACCAACTCAGAGCGAATACCCTTTTCGACTGCGAGTTCGTTTTCTTTCATCCACTCTTCAACAACATAGTTGAGGTATCCATCTACCTTTTCACTCATAGAGTTAAGATGTTCCTCTTTGGCCTCTTTGAGTTCTTTTTTGTAATTTTCCTCAAAGACACCAATTCTGTTATTAACTTCTTCGATAACTTTGGCTGATACTGCTGCCTCAAAGATAGTTGCTGCTTTAGTCTTGAATTCCTCAGAGAGTTCTTCGTTACCCATCATGGCATCAATGTCTTCTTTGACACTAATTTCCAATTCCTCTTTACTGAGTTTCTTGACTTCCTTCATTTCTTCTTCGACTTCATCAGCATCCACCTCTTCCTCTTCAGCAAGAGTTGAACCCATGATTTTACCGAATGAATCAGAAAGGTCAGCTTTCTTCATGGAATTGATTTGGTCGTAAATGGCCTTTACCATTCCTGCTTTAGTTTTAGGAATGTCAAAGGATTCTTCCACTTCTTCCTCATCATCTTCTTTTTCGTCTTCCATCTCTTCAGACTTAGCCTTTGTTTCTACTATTTCTTCGTCTGAAGACTCTGCCACAGCTTGTTGCTTTTCTTCCAGTTCTTCCTCAGACTGTTGTTCCAAAATTTCTTCAGACATTGAAAATCTCCTATTTGGTTTAGTAAATTATACTATTATTATTTATAAAAATATAAACTTTACAGTTTAGTTATAAAATCCTCAAAAGCACTAACGAGTGTCTGCTCTCTGTCTTTTCTTGATGATTTCTCTACCTTTTCCTTAATTTGTTGGACTTCTGCTTCTCTCAGAATCCCATTATCCCAAATCCATTCCTTACCTTCCATAATTCCGGCAACAAATGCGTCTGGTGCAGAAGGGTCAGCAACGATGTCGGCAGCAGTGGCTAAATAGAAGTCACCCTGCACCTCTTGAATGCCACCCTTACCTGGCTTTAATGAACCCATACCTCTTGATGAGACACCCAATCGAGCACCTTCGTCAATGAGATTCTTTACAATCTTTCCGTATGGCGTGTCCAAAATCTTTGCTCTTCCCATAAAATTATTATCAACCTCTTCAAGTTCCTCAATCATGTGTGAAACTCTTTCAAGATTAACAGTTGGACCATCTGGATGCCCCAACTCACCGAAAGCTCTCTTAGTCTTGATAAAACTTTCAGAGTATCTTTTGGCTTCTTTTTGCAGAACATCTTTAGGATATATTCTTCCATTTCTGTTCTTTGTTTCAGCTTGCATAAAGACACCTTCGATAAAATAATTCTTATTTCCGTCCTTAGTGGCTTCGGTAAGAAATTCTATATCGTGAGCTTCTTCGCTTATAAGTTTCATAGTTCTCTCCGTTATGACTCTGGATTTTGGGAACTAACCCTCTGTTTAAAGGTGTCCTTCATTCTTTTTCTAACTTCTGGTTTTAACTTTTTAGTCCATACAGACTTCTTTTTTGTGAGTAATTTCGATGCCTTCTTTTCCAAATTAGCTTTGGTTCCAGCAGCTGCACCTTGATACACACCCTGTTTATCTACTATCGACAGAGCTTTTTGTCTCAATTCTCTGTTTAATGCTTTCTGTACCTTTTCAGGAGTTGGTGGTTTTCGCATTGCCAGTTTTCGTTTTATGGCAGCTTTCTTTGAAAACCTTCTAGCAGTAATTGACTTCTTCATTCTCTGCATGACAGTCAATTCTGAAATCATCTCCTTGTACTTTTTCATTTTTGTAAATTTTTCTTTTTATCTCTCATTCTTTGTGCTGCACCAGTACCACCTCTGACAGATATGTTTCTTCCTGTTGCTGTTTTACCTCTTTTTGCCATCATTTTTGATTTTCTTTGATTCACTTTGTATGCAGCAGATTTTCTATATTTTCTCATTTGTTGAATCTTTTTTGCCCGGTCTTTTCTATAGTCTCGTTTTTGTGCCATTCTGTCAGAGGCAGTTTTCCTATCTCTTACATTAACTGTAAGTTCTTGTAACTCATCTTGGAATTCTTTAAACTTTTTCATTAATACCTACCTGGCAATGCATATTGATTACCTAGATTGCCTTCGTAATTTGGTGTATTAAAGCCTCCAGTTTTCTTTACTTCTAACATCATAGTTATAGTATCATACTGTGCACCTGCAGCTGCCGTTGTGAGTAAAATATCTCCTGCAGCAGCACCTCCTGTTGCACTTCCCATCGTAATAGGAATTAAATGATTTGCTGAATCCCAAACTCCACTACCTGTGAAATAACCAATATCTTGTGTAGAGGTTCCACCATATTGAAGTTTTATTGATTCAGCTCCATTGACTGACCATCTTACACCATTTATTTGAACTGTTCTTGCATTAAATGTACCAGTAGTACTGCTGTGTGTGGTTACAGTATGTGTTCCTGAAATTGAACCAACTATTGCTTCACTTGTTCCGGGCAAAGTAGTTCCAGACCAACCCAAAGGAGTTTCATCTGTACCACTTGTACAACGATAAACTGTCATTGTAGTACCACCAGTAATATGATTTTGAACTACCATATTGATAGAGTCTGCTGTTACAATCTCTCCGATAACGAAGGTATCTGATGCTGATGTTGCTGCTGACAGAGTTAATGTTGCCAATGCATATGTTGCAGCACTAGAATCGTAAATTGTGGCCGATGCGGCTGCAGCAGGACTGGCATCAATTCCGTAAGCCATAAATACTGATGTTGTAGCAGTATCTGAAAGTGTTCTAGTATTAATAGTAAAAGCCATTCTTTACTCTCCGTGTGCTTTCCCAAGGACTTTCATGAAACCTCTCTCAGTCCGTTGGATTTGATTAATAACCTTTTTCTGTTCTGAGGATTTTAAACCCTCTATATATTTAACAAAAATCTCTGCCGTCATTGGGTCGATAGGAATTTCTGCCCCATCACTCAATTTAATTTCCATATCTTTCTTGGACTTGGATATTTTCTTCAAGTCCTTCATAACATCTTCTGTGATGAACTCACCAAATTTTAAAACTTTACTTTCTTGTTTTCCAACTCTTTTTCTACGTGCCATTTCTTTTTTATAATCAGTAGTTGTCATCAATTCTGGTTTTTCTTTAGTACCAGCATTTCTCCACCCTTTTGGAGCTTCACCATTATTTTTGAAATACATTTCTGCATCTTTTACATCTTCAATACCACCTCGTTCTTGTTTAGCAGTATCATCTGCAGCATCTTTTTCACCTTCTTTTGAAGCATTTTTAGGGTCTTCTTTCTTTTGTAACTCTTTTCTTTTTTTCTCTAAATCATCATTTGAAATTCTGGCTTCTTTAGAACCTGCTTTTGCATACAATACTGATTTAGTTACAACTTTACCTTCAGTATCATCCCATTTTTTTATATTAACGTAAACATCTCTTTTTGAATTTTCTTCTTTCTCTTTTTTGGCTTCCTTATAACTCTTAAATTTACCAACAAGTTTCTTCGCAGCCATAGCACCACCAACCAAACCAGCAACTCCTGCTAGTGTGGCAGCTATAGGACCGATTTCTGTAACATATTGTTGTTCAGATTTAAACTCTCTAAATTGTCTCATTCTGCCGGCACGTCTGTCTCTGGAACTGTAGTCATACCATTATCTGGTTTAATTAGAGGTTGTGGAGTTTGTACATCTGGTACATTAACTTCTGGTTTTTCTCCAACAACCGCATTATTAAACATGGCTTGAGCGACTTCTGCTTTCTTCGCTTCCAGCGCTTTCATAACTTTATTTGCCAAGACACCTTTGATAGTATCTTGGGCTTGAGTGGCGTCTCCACTCATTGAATATTTCACTATGTCTTCTGGTGTATAGTCACTCATGACTGTTTTCCTTTAGTTAGGGTTTTACATTAGTATTTATATTTATTTTGACTTGGAAACGAGTTTCTTGAGTTCGTTAATTTCGTTTTGTTGTTCTTTCATACCTTCTATGAGAAGAGCAACCATTTTAGAATATTGTAAACTTGTAGGGCTATCATCGTTGAATTGTACTACTTCTGGTATAACTTTTACCACATCGTCAGCAATAAGTCCTATCTGTTTACCTTGTTTCCTATCTTTCCACTCAAAATTGACACCTTGAAGTGCCATAATCTTGTCAAGAGAATTACTCATTGGTATAATGTTTGTCTTGAGTTCTCTTGCAGATGATTCTGTGAGTCCAGTTGTAGTAATACCTGCATCATTGATTGTAAGTTGTGCAGTGGCTTCATCAACTGAAAAGGTCATCTGTCCATGATTTGCAGTTCCACTTGCAGTTTTTGATGTGAAAGAAACACTTTCTGCCGTTTTGTTACTTGCTCCATTTAAAACTGAAATAACAAGAGCTTCTGTTGCACTTGTTCCTATTGATAGAGATGCATCTGCATTATTTGAATCATGAAAAATTGTTGGGTCTTGTAAGAAATTAACTACCTGACTTGTATTGATTGTTATCGAGGCAGTCGTTGCATGTGCAGTTCCTGTTCCAATCTCAAATAAATCTGAACTATCGTCAATACCCATTCTAATATCGGTTGCATTTCCATCAAACACAATCATAGTATCTTCTGCCTGACCATTACCTATTTTTAATTGTTGCCCGATATGAGTATTTGCATATCCAGTTGCAGCTGGTGTATATACTTCTCCTGGGCTTGAAAGAGTTCCGTCTTTTGCAAAGATAAATTCATTCGCGGAAATATCCCATCCCATGAATCCAACTTTTGCAGATCCAGTATAATATTTTAATTCTAAACCTCTGTCTTTAGTGGAAGAACCAGATTCAGCAGCAGTTCCACCTGAACCACCACCTAAAGACATTATTGGGTCAACTACATTTACAGTTGTACTATCTACAGTTGTGGTAGTACCAGATACAGTCAATGTACCAGTTACGGCCATATTACCACCGATGGTTACACCCTGAGTTGAATTTGCAGTAAGGAAAGCAGTTAGAGAAGATGCACCTCTATTTGCTAATTCTACTTTTGTTTTATCATCGTCTGCTGAACCTTCCTTTTTGACATCAACCTGAAACATAGTAACTGCATCATCTGATTCTACTTGTATTCTTGACCTTTTTGCATCTGCAGAAGTGGAAGTATCTGTAGATTTAACTCTCACAATTGGTGCACTATCGTGTACATCTAATTGATACCCAGAAGTTACTGTAGTTGTACCGATTGTGAGATGGGAATCAGTTGTACTTGTGAGACTTACATTTCCAGTAAAATCAACTTGTGGACTATTTACATTTGCAGTTGTAGAGGCAGTTACATTAACTGTGGGTGCAATAAGTTCTACTTTTGTATCTGAATTAATTTGTGCAAGAGTATCAGAGTTGATTGTAAGAGTATCATCAGATTCTATAGTAATTGATGTAGTGTCGCCTTGAATATACTGATTTGTATCTTGCCAGTAAATCTTTTCACCAGATGCCAGTTCACCTGAAGCAGTTCCACCACCAGCAATACCCAAAACACTTAATTCAGTTGGGTCTTCATCAAAAGTTGTAACATCGTTTTTTGTGATTCTCATCCTACCAATGAGTCTTACCGCAACTGATGTTCTTGCAGAGGTAGAATATAGAGTAGATGCTGAATCTGCAGTTCCATCTATTGCTGTAGAAGTATGTAGAACACTTTCATCTAATCTTTGTCCATTGGTAGCCCCAAGTTCTACTGTTCCTCCATTATTAAGTGCATAAATGTAGACTGTAGCTTCTATATTATTTGTCATTCCAAGAGTTGCACCAGAAGTAAGTGCAAGAGTTGTTGCAGCTACAGCTTTACCTGTCTCTGCTTGACCCAATTTGAGTGAAGCAGCTGCAGTTCCACTCTTGACTCTAAACTCAAATTGAACAGCACCTGTTGCAGTTGGTGTACTTCCGTTCTTATCTAAAAGTGTGAGAGTCATTGCTCCCGAACCCTGAGATTGTGTTAATCTGTAATTTGAAGCATTTACGGAAGGGTCTGTAGAGGATGCGTCGGAAGCTACTACATCTACCTGTCTTAATTGGTCAATTGCATTAGCTATGAAAAGAGCATTAAATCCATTTGCATAGTTATTACCTTGAACTACATTATAACTAGTTCCACCATAAGAACCAGAAGACCCAGTTGTATATGGAGTTTCAGCAGCATCTTGATGACCAAAAAATATTTCTTCAATTAAATCACCTGCAGCAGTATTTGTTCCAGATTTTGAATTAATATATGTTACATTGTCACTTATAATTTTGTAAGCTTTAGAATAAGCATTTAACTCTTGTCCCTTTGCAGATGCTCCTGCATTTGCAGCTGCACCTGGCGATAAAGTAGACCCTGTAATGTTATTCGCTATGGTATGTAAAATATCATTTGCATTAATTGTTGCGCCCATTCTTTATTCCTTTAAGATGCGTCTACTTCAACTAAACCAAGAGTTCTTAGAGCCCTCTGAAGTGTATCTGTTCCACCACCACTACCTGTAATTCCCAAATTATCGGGAGACACTTTTTTAAAAACAGCGCCATCATCGTCATAAATTAGTAACATATCATCTGTGGTATCAACGGCACCAGAACTAAGAGCAGATAATCCAGTAACAGCTCCTGTTTGTAACAATGCTGCTCCAGTTGATGTTACAACTGCAGTACCACCAATCTGATATGTGTCACCACTTTCCAGATTTAAACCACTCGTTCCAAATGTGGCACCAAGTGTACCAGAATACTTGATTTCTACTGTGTCATCCTCAGCATCAAGTATAATACCAGCACCATTTGTACCATCCGTCAAAATAGTTAGGTCACCAGTATTATTCTCAATAAAACTATGACTACCATTGTGATACATACCCAAATCATCACCAGCACCTACATTGATAGAACTTGTTGCATTTATATCAGTCCCATCAGCACCAGTTTTAAATATAGAAGATTGTAGGGTTGCTGTACCTTTTGTAAATGTAAATGAAGATACTGCATTAATATCATTGTTGTCATTAAACATAACATGAGTATCATCACCTGCCGCGAAGACCTCATATTTTCCACTAGTTGCTACAAATCCTGACATATTAAATCGTTGTGTATGTACCTGTTACTGTTATCTTACTAGCCACTGAAGCCAGACCCTTTATGAAGTCTGCAGCAGCTAGAATTATTCTTTCGTTATTCATCACAAATGTATCTTTAGAAGCTATAGATATATCTTTCCAAATAGCATTCGTATCATCTGGTGTACCCGAACCATTTATCAAATACAACGTAACTGTAACTGCAGCAGAATGAGTGTTACAAAGAAATAAAGTTGTAACAGCCGAATCTGCAGTTGGGTCAAATACTGTAGTAGCACTTGTACCAAGTTGTGTCTGAAATAGTGCCATTATTCTCCTAGAATATTAATCCAAAAGTTATGGCTTTCTTCTTGGATACCAATTCATCTACATTATTAGAATCTGTTTGATTCTTAAAAAATACACCCGTGCCCCCACTACCTGTAGTCTTTTTAAATAATACTACTTCATCTGTCTCTGCATCTGGATTACTACCTTGATTATCCAATGCAACACCCACCCTTGTTCTTAAAGGTTTACTTGCCATATCTTACTCCATTATAAAGATTAACTATCGCCTGGAATCTCAACCAAGTGTGCAACACCTGCATAGGTCATTGCATCTGTTCCAGAGGGATTTTGAATTTTGAAATGAACGTGTTTGTCACCATTACTTGTCAAACTAGTTCCATCTGCATCACCCATAGATGTTGTTAAAGTCTCTCCTAATTCTGTTCCCAAAGTGGCAAATTCTGTAATAAAAATATTTGTCCCATTTGTATCTGGATCTCCTGTATGATGAATCATAATTTTCTTAGTCTCAACATCTGTTCCTTTTTTGAGAGTAAGCACTATCTCTCCACCTTGATAGTTTGTTGCACCAGTTGGACTTGCTGTTCCATCTTTTGCCTTAAATGTAAAAACCACTTCAGTTGCACTTGTTCCGATTGTTCCAGAAAATGTTTGAGTTGAAGCGACTGCAACTGAACTATTTGTTGCACCATAAAGTACTGTGTTATTAGAAAATGCAACTGAACCACCTGCACCAATTCGGATTGCATCCGTATCGGTAGTTCCAATTACCGATTCATCCGTAATTACAATAGAACCACCAGTAAGGACACCAGTTGTTGAGATAGCAGACGAACCAGTATCAATTGTTCCAAAATTAGATGTGATAGAACCGGCATCAAGAGCACCAGTTGTAACGATATTTGTACCACCGACTGTAATACTATCAAAATATGTTGAGAGGGTATCAACATTTGTCATTCTCATGGTTCCTGCATCATTAATCAGAACACCATCACCAGATGCAACAGCAGTTGTTCCTCTTGCAGTTCCTCCGTCTATCAAATTAATTTCTGCAGCCGTTGCAGTTACTGCTGTACTACCAAGTGTAAGTTGTCCATCTGGAACTATCAATCCTGCTGCACCATTAAGAATCAAATCATCAGCAGAGGCATCCCATGTCATATTTGCACTTGCAGTTTCTCCGTAAAGAATTACATCAAAACCAGCATCGTTTGCACCGACTGTTACAGTTCCGTCAATAGTTAATGCACCACTTGTAAGTGTCATCAAATCGGTATCACTTGTATGTCCGATTGTTGTTGAGTTGATTATAACATTATCTACTGTGAGTGTGGTTAGTGTACCAAGAGATGTAACATTTGGTTGTACTGCTGTTTGGAGTGTACCAGTAAGGTCACCATTGATATTACCAGTTACGTTACCAGTTAAATCACCTTCAAAAGTACCAGCAACAACTGTGGCTGCTGTATATCCTGTTGCACCAGTATTAACTGTTGTGTCAGGTTCAGTTTGTGAATCTTTGAAAAATTTAAATTTACCATCATTTGCATCTCTAAAAAGACCTGCATATAAATCTAGTGAACCAGAAGTATCATAAGTTCCAAAGAATCCAATGTCAACCGCATCTGACCCTGTGTTATTTTGAGCTAAAAATATTAATGGGTCATTAACTTCAATAGTTGTTGAACTTACTGTAGTTGTTGTACCAGAAACAACAAGGTCACCACTAACAGTTAATGCACCTGCAGAACTAAGAGACATAACTTCTGATGCAGTACCAGAAGAACCCAACATAAAACTCATTTTTGCTGCATTGTTAGTTGCGGAAAAATCACCTTCTGAAATAACTCTTATTGCTCCAGCAGTAGTTATGGCATCAGTTCCAGTACCCTCATCTGGGGCAACAAAATCAATAGCACCAATAACATCATTTACTGCAATATCTGTGTCACCAGTAGCAAGAGTAAAAGTTGGAAATTTGTCATCCGCTGTTGCAGCATGTTTTAAAGTAAGACCTTTATCTGCATCGTGTGTAAGTGTAATCTCTTGGTCAGAACCAAATTTGATTATCGAACTATCGGCCAAGAATATGTCGTTGAATTCTTTTGTTGCACTTCCAAGATTAATCGTTCCAGATGCATTCGGAAGAATATCTGCACTAAAATCAGCAGGATTTGCTCCAATATAATCTGCAATATTTGTTGCAGGTATCTGTTTTGTTGTTGTTCCATCAATGATAAGAAAAGCATCAGCGTCTGCAATAGTGATTGATGAAGTAGACTTCGCAGAACCATCTAATAAATTTAATTCTGCAGCGGTAGAGTCAACAGCAGCAAGTTTTGTGAAGTCTGCCTGAACAAGACCAGATACATTATCTAAAAGATTAAGTTCAGCGGGTGTAGAAGTAATATCTACTCCACCGACCTGAAGTTTTGTAGCATTCACTTCACCAGCAGAACCATAAATGACTGCTTTGGAATTGACAACTGTACCTGCAGAAGAACCATCAACAAGATTGATTTCGGCAGCAGTAGAGGAAACTGCTGTTCCACCAATCTGTACTGATGTTGCATTAATTGTGGCAACCTGAAGTTTACCTGTTCCATCTGATGCCAAAATTGCTGCTGTACCATCAGTTACATCAGAAGATGATGTGATAGCATGAGCGTGAGTTGTTGCACCGACTGTATCAGTTGTACTAACTGTGAGAGTTGTAGGTGCTCCCATTGTGACAGTAACAGTTGAAGCTGTTCCACCACCAGTAAGACCATTTCCAGCTGTAACTGTTTCAACTACACCAGCACCAATATCACTTTTGATTTGGGCCTCGGTACGAGTTCCCATTTGACCAGTACCATCTGTGATGAGTATTTGTCCAGCGGCTGTCGGTGTTAGTTCCCCAGACAGTTCACTCATTAATATACTGGCCGTATTTACAGTAAGACCATTTTTTGCTACAAATGCTTTATTAGCCATTGTTCATTTCCTCTAAACTATAGTTGTCATACGAGTGACTTTAATTGTTTGATTATTGGAGTTAGTAGTTACTAATAATCTACAGTTACCCCCTGCCACATCTGCATCAAAAGCTGGGTCTGGTACAGTGCCAGAACCGACAGTCACATCTCCGAATTGTGTGAGAGAGGCTGCCGTTCCATTATGTACCACTAATGCCTCAGTTGTTGCAAATGTTGTATCATCTGTATCACTCACTGAAATAATATATTTTGCGGCTCTGAAAGTAGAAGTTGAAAAATTGTCAACCGCCGTTGTTCCTGCTGTCGCAACAGTAAAAGTAGATGAAACCACTGTCATTATGGAATTTACTGTTACAGAAGTAATTCCACTTGCTGCACCTGTTAGATTACTTGCGGTTGTATAATGTGACCCCTGTTGTCCGTCAAGTAAATCCGCATCTATATTAGACCCAGCACCATCTACAGTAACTAATAAATTTTTGACCTGAGTTGCGGTAATAGAACCTTCACCTGTGACAGTTCCTGCAATCCATTTTTGAGTACTACTATCATAGATAAGTGCTTGACCATCACTTGGACTATCTATGTTTACACTACCAAAATCACCAAGGTCTGTATTATTTATTACGTTTGTAATCTTGGAACCAATTGACTGTTGAGTTGCTAAAGCAGTATTACTATTAGAAACAAAATCATCTTCATCAAGAATTTCTGTAACTTGTATTGAATTTTCAAATGTAATAAGTTGATTTCCAGTATTATCTTCCATAATAATACGATCGCCACTATTATCTTCATTTGTGATAGACATTGGTTCAAGTCTTAAACCATTCACATCAATTAGAAGTTTTTCACTTCCATCTGCATGAACTTTTACAGAACCATTTATTCCTGTATCTGTGACTTGTACATTTGAATTATTAGCAGTAATAGCACCAGCTTGGACACCCGCAACAGAAGTGTCTACATATGCTTTAATAGATTGTTGAGTTGCCAGACCTACAGCACTATCAGAATTCATATTATCTTCATCGAGAATTCTGTCTACTCTAGCATTTGAACCTCCAAGTCTCATTCCCGAATCTGTAACATCTACTTCTAAATTTCCATCTGTATAGATATTAACTGTTCCATCTGTACCAGTATCTACAACGTGAACATTTGAATTATTTACAGCAATACTACTTGAAGAAATCCCTGCAACTGAAGTGTCTACATAAGTTTTTGTAGATTGTTGACTTGGTGGCCTCGTTGCAGAATTTGAAGACATATCATCTTCATCTATCAAACTCAAAGATTGAGAATCAACATAAGCTTTAACTGATTGTTGAGTTGGAACTTTTGTTGCTGAATCAGATGACATATTATCTTCATCAACTACAAATCCCATACCAGAAATACTTGAATCACTAACCATTACTGCACCAGCAGCATCCACATTTGTAGCATCTGTTACATCTGCACCAGCCTCAATACCATTTAATTTTGTATGATCAGCATCTGTAAATACGTTTGAGTCACTTGCTGATTCTACTAATGTTCTTATTTCTGCTGCAGTTTGGTCTGCAGTAGCACTTGCTTCTATACCATCAAGTTTTGAATGATCAGCATCTGTGAATACATTAGAGTCACTTGCTGATTCTACTAATGTTCTTATCTCTGATGCAGTTTGATCTGCAGTAGCACTTGCTTCTATACCATCAAGTTTTGAATGGTCTGCGTCAGTAAAAACATTAGAGTCACTAGCAGAACCAACTAATGTTCTTATCTCTGATGCAGTTTGGTCTGCAGTAGCACCAGTCTCAATACCATCTAATTTTGTACCATCTGTTGCAATATCTCTTCCATCAACTGTTCCACCAACTGTAACATTATTTGTGACATCTAAAGACTGTGTATAAGTACCTCTCCAAGACTTTGTGGTTGAACCAAGGTCATAAGTATTATCAACATCTGGAAGAATATGAGAAACAACATCAGCTCCAAATGTTACAGTATCCGTATCAGCATCACCAAGAATTATATTTCCATTTGCTGTAATATTTCCAGTTGCTACAATATTTCCTGCAACACTTAAATTTGATGAAACAATAAGTCCATTGGTTCCACCAGAATTTCCTGTCAAATTTCCTGACAAACCAAGACCTACTAAATTTACAGCTCCATCAACAGTTAAATCACCACCAACCCCTAAATTTTCAGTAATATCTAATTCTTTGAAAGAAGCCGAACCTTCTACAGCAAGAGTATCTTGTCCTGTAATTGTGAGAGAATGCATTCTAACTGTTGCATTTGGGTCAATTCCAATACTTAAAGTATGGTCTGTATCACTAGTATATAAAGCTATACCATTATTTGGAGTTAATGATTTAAATCTTAATGTATCTTGTCCATCTATCGTTACTTTATCTTTAAAAAATGTAACACCTTCAAGGTCAAATGTTCTTGTTGAAAACATATCAGATTCTTGTAATAATAAATCTCCATCCTCTAAAAGTAATTCATCATATTCAGTAATGACTCCAATTTCGTCACCACCACCGCCACCACCATCATATTCACCCCAACCTCTAGCAGCTTTACCACCAGCACCAAAATTAAGATTTGATATTCTATTATTGATTTTAGTAAGTTCATCATCAACATATTCCATATCCGCATCTTGACCAGGCATACCCATCGGCCCCAGCGGTCCTTGTTGTCCTTTTGGCCCTTTCGGTCCTTGAGGACCAGTTTCCCCCTGAACACCCTGAATTCCACGAATACCTTGTGGGCCTTGTGGCCCTATTTCGCCAGGAAACCCTCTATCCCCCTTATCACCTTTTAATCCTTTTGGTCCTCGTTCACCCTTAACTGGTAAAACAACAGCACCTTCTTCTGTGATAGTGGTTTGAAGTTCTTCTTTAAGTTTTTTGACTTCTTTTTGAGTAAATTTTAAACTAGCGGCAAGAACTTTAGCAGTATCTAAATGTACTTTCTCAAAATCAATTTGGTTTGATTCCATTAGAATCCTCTTCTAAAACTGATTTGAAAATATCATTGATATTCATTTTCAACTCTTCATCCTTTTCTTTATCTATAATTTTTTCTTCTACGATTTTGTCAAGTTCTTCATTGAGGTTTTGACCTTCTTTTGGAACAAAAGATTGATATTCATCTTCTGGTTCTCCACCACCACCTTCTTGTTCAATCTCTCTATCCATCTGGTCAATTTCTTCTTGAGTCTGTTTCAGAATCCTCTTTCTGATATAATCTTTAGAGTAGAAGTTTCCGACAATCTCATCTGCAAAATTCATACTCTGTAACAGATTGAGTCTTTCTTGTAACATCTCTGCTTCTTTGAGTTCTGCAAAATGAGAATCGGTTTGCCATTCGTAATGAACATTTTTAGAAATATTTCTCCAATCGTTAAGAGTAAGGATACCCTTTAGAATGAGTTGTTTTTCTAAACAAGTGTGGAAAAGATTATTGAATCTACCTCTGAGTCTTTCTACGAATCTTGAGAATTTTACCTCATCTCTGGAAATTTCTTGTGCTCTACCAAGAGTAAATCCACTCTCTTGTTCAAGTCTTGAGGAAGGTACGTTCAAGGCCTTGTACATTTTCTTTTGAAAGTATTCTATGTCAGCAAGTTCTCCAAGATTCTCACCGCCTGGTAGTGTGGTAATTTCTGTACCTCTTCCACCTTCTCTTCTTGGTAACCAATAATCTTCTAACATTGATTGATGTCTGCGGTCATCCCTTACTTCACCAGAGTTTGCATCATATACCATCTTGTTTTTGTATCTTGTCATAATATCTCTAAGATACTGTTCTGCTTTCATCTTTGGTAGGTTTCCGACATCAATATAAAATATTCTTCTCTCTGGCGCTCTTGATATTCGGTATATGACTACAGCATCTTCAATCATTCTTAATTGATTGAGTGGTTTGATTGCTTTATGTAGATAACTGAGAACTAATTTTTTGTCTTCACTCAATAAACCAGAGTGACAATATGCAATAGAATCTGGTGCTATTTTGATGTGATTTGCTGCACTTGATGAACCATACTTTGCATCAATACCTAACTCATTGAACATAAAATATTCTTCAACTTTTGGCATTGTTGGAGAGTCATAACCTTCTTTTGGTGGGATTATTTGTCTTATCTTTTTAATCTTGAGAGCATCTATGGGTCTGAGTTCTAATATACCACGTTTTGGATTTACTTGGTCAATGATTATATGATAGTATATTCTTCCATCAACGTACCATTTTTTGAATGTGTCATATCCAGTTTCATTAAAATTGAGAAGATTAATCACCTCATGAAAATTTTCTAAAATCTTATCTTTAATATCGAGTGAAAGATTGACATTGGATAAATTGATGTTTACTGGATTCTGTTCTCTATCTGCTACAACAGCCTCATTGACTATATCATCGACAGCCAATTCAGACTCTGGGAATAGAGCCATTTGTCTATATTTTCGGATTAAATCAGATTCGTTTTTGGCAGCGCCGTCCATATCAAGGTAAGTGCCGTAAGCACCACCTGCAGGACCAGAAATATCAAGGGAACCATCTTCTAAGGAAGGAAGAGCAAAAGAAACTTTATCTTTTGCCTCTTGTTCTTTTTGTGTTCTTCCAATAGTAAAACCAAATAATTCAATAGCCATTCATATACTCCTAGAGGATGAGGGGCCGAGAAGCCCCCATGCCCCTAGTTAATTGGAAACTTATATAATATATTTATTTAGTAATTTGATCGTGTTGCCAATAATCGTATGCAAAATCAATAGTATATTCTTCAATTGTGTCATTAGACCCCCAATCAAGTCCAATTTCACCTAAAGCTACTGGAAATGCACTAAAAAACTTCCAAGGAGTTGAAGCAACATTACCATCTCTTGTAAAATGTGTAATAGTTATACCACCAAACAAAGCAACACTTCCAGCACCACCTGCTGCAGATTTATTTGCCAGATGATTATTTATTTCAGCCATCCATTTTTCTATACCATTTCTAATTGCAAAATCTTCATCATTAATAACTGTCATTGAAAGATTGTCAAATGTTCTATTGCCTGGAACTTTAACCATTCTACCATAATAAGGAACTTCAATAACACCTAATGTTGATGTTGGAATTGATGTAATCTTACATAAAAATGGAAATTGTGTTGTTGGTAGGCCTGCTTCTGCTGGTACACCAGTAAGTTGAACATTAAATAAATTTGGTCGGGCACCACTACTTACTATACCCTGACTTCTAAATTTTGAAATATCGAAAGCCATATATTTTCTCCGAAAACAAGATTAAAAATAAAGGTGGGGAAGCTTATTTTACAAGTACACCCTTCGGCTGTTTCCGTCTTCCCCCACCTTTGATTAGTTATTACTATTTATATCACTTATCCAATGATTTCTGAGAATGCCACTCCACTTCTAACTGCAACAAAGTTGAGTTGAATGAAGTTGATTGCTCTGTTTGGTTTAACATAGATATCGCCAACAAACTCATTTCTATCAATGACAGATGGTGTATTATTGGTTTCATCACAAATAACTACGAAATCGGTAATACCATCTCTTCCCTGTACATCTCTCAAGAAAGGTTCAACTGCACCAACAAATTGTGCTCTTGTGAATGCATCATTGAATTCAAAGAGTTGAGCTCTTGCAAATCTAGCAATGGCTTTCTCCATGATGATGAACAATCTTCTGATATTGATTCTGTCAAATGCAGAAGGTTTTGCAAGAAGAGTTTTGTCTCCAAAAAGAACTGTTCCAGCACCCATGAAGGTTGTTACTGGATTGACACCATTTTTGTAGAGTGTATCTCTCTCAGATTTTCTTGGATTAAAAGGTAATCTTACTACATTTCTTACGATACCTCTAGTGAATCCAGCAGGTGAGAACCAAGCATCTCTGTTTGCTTCTGTTGCAGCTGCAAGACCAGCAATGTCAGCATTAAGAGGAATATATCGAAATACATCATTATATCTATCATACTGGTATTTCCATCCAGAATCCATCATTGCATAAGATGTACTTCCGATTGCATTTCTAAAATCTACAACAGCATCTGCTTCACCACCTGAGTTATTTACAACATCAGATTGTTCTGGTGACATGAATGCTACACAATCTTTTCTTGTTTCACAGATTGAAACAACATCAAGAGCAACTGTTGCAGAAGCTTCTCCACAAATCATAAGACCAATATCAGTTTCTTCAGTATTCTCAAACTTTCTGAAACCTGTAATCTTATTACCATCAGTTACATCTGAACCATCAACTCCACCACCAAGACTTGTGGTTGAAATTAATGAACCTGAAGAGGATGAAGAAGCATATTCTGTTCCAGCAGTTGGAGTTGCACCCCAAGCAGAAACTGCTGCTCCACCAGTAGTGTAAGCATCACCTTTTGCGTTATGGTCTGCCCACCAAATGTACTTTGACCTACGATTTAGAGCATCAACATAGTATGCTTTTGAACCATCTTCAAACTTAGCACCCTTTGCTACTGAAAGACCAGTGAAAAGTTCAAGACCTTCTCCAAGATTTCCTGTCCATTCTCCGTCTTCATCAATTACTGCAACGTGAACCTCATCATAGAGAGCACCTTTATCTGCAGAATGTTGAGTTGTTACTGGTTCTTTGTCGAAAAGACCAGAATATTCCCATGTTCTGGAATAGGTTTGTGCTGTTGCTGTATTTGTAAATCCAGTATTAACTGTCATGGATGAGGAATTTGTTACTGCTGTAACTCTTCTTTCTTCACTATTAATCTTGATAATATCACCAACAGTAAATTGCTTGTCAAATTGACAAGAATCATGAGCTCCTGCGGTAGCTACTGTTGCTGTAACTGTTGCAACATTAGCAGAAACCGCTACGGTTCCTACCATATTTCTTGCTGGTTCTCCAAATGGTGATCTTTTTAATCGTACTGCAGCTGAACTAGAAATTGCACCAGTTGTTGGATCACAATGTACAGTTGCAGCAGTATTACTTGTGATTGAAGCAATAATAAAAGTATTTCCACTACAAACTATAACATCTCCGACTCTGAGTTCAGTTCCAAAAAGTGAACCAGTTGCTGAGAGTGCTTTACTTGATGCATGAACTGCAAATGTAGCACCACCTGTGAGTGTTATGTCTGAATTGGAAGCAACTACTGTGTTTCCAGATGCAAGGTTTGCTCTTGTTGGACCACATAAAGAAACTTTAAGACTGTTACCCAATTCTCCTGCATACTTGGCCATATAGTCGCCTCTAGTATCTGCAACAGAAGAACCACCTTCATCGTATGAATCCCAAAATACAGTGTTATTTGCTACAAGAATTGCACCACCACTTGTTGAAGCTGCATTCTTAGCTGCTGTGGATATACATCGTACCACATGAATTTTATTTGAATATTGTAGAAAATTGGCTGCAGAAAAGAACGATGTGTATGTATTTGCATCAGGTTTTTGGAATGTTTGTACCAAAAGGTCTTCTGAATCAATAAGTGTCACATCGTTTGCTGGACCCCATCTGAAAGGACCAGCAAATCCAGCATCAATGGAAGAGATGCCAGGAACTACTGTTGTTAAATCAATTTCAGATGTATTTACGCCAGGACTTACTTGAAAAGGCATATCATCTCTCCTAATAATGGTTTATTCGGTGTAAATTGTTACTATGATTATTTATAAAAAAGAAATTCTTGAGAATATAAATAATTATTGAGATATAAATTTATTTGTGGAGTTTAAAAATGAACGCAATTGACCGCTTTTTAGGCAAGATTTCTAAACAAAACTCAGGGAGTGAATGTTGGCAATGGACTGCTTCAAGAACACAACAAGGGTATGGTATGTTCTCTTTTCAGGGAAAATCTATTCCTGCACATCGGTTCGCCTATGAACATTTTAAAGGAGATATACCTGACAAACACATAGTGCACCAAGTATGTCAAAATAATTGTTGTGTAAATCCAGAACACCTTATTATATGTACTAAGAGTGAATCGAGACTCAAATATAATTCTACTAGAATTCATCCAGATGCAAAAAAGTTAATACAAAGTATTAAGGAAAAAAGACCAGAAGAATTAGATGATTTTGGATTTAGTAGTGAGGTTTAAAAATAATTCCTTTGATAATCTTCTACGACTCGCCATGTAGTACCTTCATTATCTGTGAATGTATTATCATCTCTACCATCGTCAATAATCCCAAATGGTAACATATCTTCTTCCATGCTTTTCATTTGGTCTTTATACATTTGTTGTCGTATATCAAGGTCTGTCATATCCTTGAAATATTGTTGTTGTACCAACCATGCAAAAACTACGAGGCCCATTGCAAGGTCATCATGATGCCCTTCTTCTGCTTCGTATGAATTGTACTTCGATGCAAAGGTTGTCAGTTCTGCAATAGTGTCAAAATCTGGGATGATGAGTTTATCAGTCTCAATCATTTCTTTCAGAGCAGCACAACCAATCCTCTTGAGTTGTTTACTGGTCCTTATACCATATTGAGCATTTTTACCAAATCCACTACCAATTTTTTGACCTGCTCTTCCATGCATTGAACACATTAACATATTCTCATACTCTAGGTCATTGTAAAGAGATTCTGCCACTGCCTGACCAATATCGTTAATTTCAATCAGAGTCCATGCATTATTGTATCTTCTTCCAACTTGATATATCACATTCGGATAAACCATTGGAGAAATAACATTGTCTCTATATTTTGCAACTTGTCTGTATGGAATTTGAGTTATATCGAAAACAGAAAATGCAGAGTAATCCTGACCTTTACCATGAGAAGTATCTGCTACAATACTATATGACTTACCACTTTGAGGTTGTTCATAAACATCCATTCCATTTTTAGAAACTAGTGGAGTTTGAAAAGTCATAGTCTTGAGTTTAGATGGGGCTATGAGAGTGAGTGTAGAACCAATAAATTCACATTCAAATTCTTGAGTAAATTGTTGTAGACTCGTATTCTTAATTGTCTCTTCTTTCCATTTGTCATCCCTACCAGGCACTTCTCTCCAATCAACTTCTATTGGAGTGTAGTTACTTCTACCCTCTTCTGCATCTATCCACATTTTATAGAACATATTGAGGCCAAGTGGTGTAGATACAATGAAAACTTTAGTAGTTTCACCAGAAGAAATTGTAGGATAAACGGAAGTGAAGAACTGGTCTGCAATGTTATTAGGAACGTGAGCAAACTCATCAAGGAAGATGATATTGAAAGAACTACCTCTGACTGCAGATGAAGATGTGGCCGCTGCAAGAATCTTAGAACCATTCTCTAACTCAATGTTTCCTTTGTTCCATACGACCACACCCTGTTGCATCCACTTTGGTAGATGCTCGTATGCAAGTTGTAATCTGGATAGGAGTTCTCTGGCTGTGGCTAGTTTGTTTGCCAGAATTGCACAGTTCACACTCTCGTTAAACAGAATATAGTGTAGAAGGAAAGATATAAATGTTGTAGATTTGCCTGTCTGTCTGGGCATCTTACAAATTACAAATCTATCATTAATAAATGAATCTATCATTTTTTTCTGATAGGGATACATATCAAATGAAATCAAGCCTTTATCTACATGAATGACCTTGACATAATTTTCTATGAAATGTTGAGGGTCTTCCATACATTTTCTGTATTCCTTTACAGATTCTTCTGTCCATTCTACAGATTGTCCTACTGATTTTAGATTAGGATTACCCAGATAGGTTTCAGCCATCCTTCTTACCCTTCAACATTTTTTGAAGTTCTGCTGTAGACCCCACAAAAAGAGCATTGGTGACATTTGTGGGTCCACCCTTTTCAGTCTGTATGTCTTTTTTGGTTTTGTGTAGATTGAGAAGTTCTTTGTTGGTTGTGGTCAGTTTATCTATCATTTGACCAACTACCTCAAAGGCACGAGGATGTTCTGACTGTTTAGCAATTTCAATAAGTTCCTCCAAACCATCTTGCCCACGTTCAATTAGGTTGTAAAGATTCTCACGAGCGTACTGAAAATCAGTATCCTCATCCTGACCATTATTTAATGGCTTTACTTTCTCTACTTTTACGACCTCTTTCTTAGGTTTTTCGATTATACCCAAAACCTCGTCCAAGTGGTCATCAATATTTGCTACTGTCATGTATAATCTTCGCCTGTCTCAGGGTCAAAGTTTTTAGGATTGTCGAAAAATTCAAATGTCTCACTAAATCCATAATCACTATCAGCTTGTGCAGTGTCTGGGGATGGAACCACTGTATAGCGAGATTTCACAGTTGCATCACCAATATCTTGACTAGATTTTTCAGTCATAATTCTTTCATAATTTCCAGTTTCCAGAAGTATATAGTCTGAAGTAGCCAAAGCATCTTTCGTTGTTTCCAAGACAATAAATTCTTGTTCTAACTCTTGTACATCACTATCACCACTGCCTGGTATTCTGAAGTTGACCTCAATGGACTTGATGAGTGTACCACTCTTGACATCTGGATACACAAAACCTTTGAGAAGAAAACTTAGAGTCCAGATGATTGTCCTTCTTGTTGCAAGTTCACCTTCATATTCATCGGACTGACTGGCAGAATTGAGAACGATAGGGACATCTGCCTTAATTCCCATGTCTGGAATTGTGTTTATCGTGACTGTAAATTCTGGTGTGAAGTAGGGAAGAATCTGTTCAAGAATCTGAGTGCCGTCTTCAGCATTATTAACCAGAATGAAAAGTTCAAAATCAAAGTTATATGGAACAGGATTATATTGACTCATTACAGAACCAGTAGAGGCTGTATTTGCTGCCACATTTCTAATTACAGTATTGAGTTTCCTTACTGAATCATAATTTACACCTGTGAGAGCAAAACCTATTCTTGGCAGTCTAGCACCTAAAACTCTTCTTTGGTCTGTAGTTTCAGAAAGTGCCAGAATCCATTTTTGTCTTGGTCCATAGGCCAGAGGAACTTTAACTCTTTCAATAACTGTACCAGATGAGTTTTTCCTTTCAATATTAATGTCATTGAAAAGAGTTCCAAATGCTGCCACATACTTGCGTATCGTTTGATGATAAAAGGTAGAACCTAACATTAGTAATTAGTCCCTTCACTAAATGGATTACCCTCTGTAAAATCAAGAATTGAATCAGCATCACCTTCGATTTGTTTATTACTCGTCACTCTTTCTTGTGTTCCTGCCTCAATTTGTGCAAGAGTTTCGGATGCTTCATCTGTAGTCTGTTTGGTTTCGTATGTACCTGTAGCCAAACTAGTTGCACCAGTAAGAATTTCTCCTACTGTAAATACACCTGTCATATTGATGAGATACAGATACCTTGTAGTAGCATCCCACTTTGCAACTTCTCCTGTCTTTCCAGATGTACCACCTGTGACAGTTTCACCAACTTGGAAAGTACCTGGCGCTGGACTGGCTGCTAACTCAAAAGTACGGACAAAAGATTGTTGTACTTCAATATCATCTATCTCTTCAATACCTGTGTCAATCTTCTCGTCAGAGTATGCAAAGAGTTCACAAACAAGGTCAAAAGTTTGTAAAGAACCTGTCTGGTAAAATGTATTGGTTGCTTGAACATCCAATATTTGAAAGAGGCCATCTGTAAGTGGAAAGTAGATGAGGTCACCTGCTTTTGGTTCTTTGTCTCTTCCATCACCCTCAAAGTTCAATTCTCTGAATCTTCTTCTTGAAACTGTGAGTGTAATCTGGTCCCTCACCTCAAGACCGAAATTAGAAACAAAAGTTCCTTCTCCTTCAAACCCATCGACATTCTTGATATACATCTCAATAATACGAGAGTCGTTGAATTGTGATAATCTGTCTTCACCAAATATCTTGTCCTCATTAACCAAAGTTCTTGGCATGTAATGTAAGTCTATGCCATAAACCTTGATTGACTCAATAATAATGCTCTCGATGAGTCTTTGGTCAGCTGTATTAGTTCCGTAGTGATTGAAGTAGTGATTGGTGGCCATATTATCCCACCATAAAGTCATCTGGAAGTTGATACTTGAGTTGAATCTCTTCTTCTATTCTTTCTATTTCTGTATTTGCATCATCATATAATTGTCTGCCGTTGAGTGTCACTCCACCTGGCAGCTGCATTCCTTCAAACTTGATGAGATTCTGCCCCCATTGTTTTTTGAAAAGTGCAGTAACATATTTCTTCAGGAACATATCACCCCAAACATCTGTGTATGAAGCCGGGTCAGTAATTACATAAGCATCAGCAATAATCCAATCATCAATTTTTACATCATTACCCCAATCTATGTCGAGATATAATCTGTCTGTGTGTCTGTTATATCTGAATTGTGGCATGCCATGAAATAATTCATTAATCATAGAAAGTTTTTGTTGTGTCAATACATAGTTTCTGAAGTCTTGCATTGCACCCATCGAATATAAATCAGATAATGCATACTGATAATTCACCGAAAACATATTTGAACTATTATTGGTATCATCGTAAAATGGAAATACACCTTTGATACCTATAATGTTTTCAGAAATTGTAATGTATTGATTATCGAAATCACCTAAAGAATTTGCACTTGAAGCTGCAGTTGTTGCAGATGCACCACTTGTACCACCTGTGACAGTTTCCCCATTACCGAATGTGGTAGTGGTATTTGCATAATATGTGTTTCCATCCCCTCCCGATTTTACTTCTGGATTTTTATAACGAATTGTTGTATTTGCACTGTGATATTCGTGTACTGTAGCTCTTACTTCACTTGTTCCACCTGTGATATATTCACCTGCAGTAAAAACTGTGTTTGAAGTTATTTTGAGAGTAGAACCTGTGATTTGATGTTTTAGAAAAGTTTTTTCAGTACCATCATAATGATACTCTTGAAAATATTCAAGTGCATCATCCATCCTATCTTCCATTTGGTCATCATCAAGATTCAGCTGCACTACTGGATGTCCGAGTTGTCTCTTTGCATAATCTTTAAGTGTTGCTCTGGAAGTTGGTTGTGTCATTTCGTCCTCAATAAGTTGCAGATGGTGAAACTGTAATTACACCCTCAGCCAATCGTTCTATTGTACTTCCATCTGATTGTGTATATTCTATGTCATACACATATTGACCAGGCGTTATGGCGGCTGTTTGTGTTGCAGTCAGAGAAATAGTTACATTTGACCCTGAATCTGCACAAGTTAATGTGACTATGTTATTTGATGTGTAATGAGATGGCCTGAGTTTTCCAGCACAAGTTCCAGCAGAAATTGCAACATTTCCACCGGCAGTATTCTTGGCAGTTATAGTTTTCTCAAAGGTTGCACCTTGGTCTATAACTAAATTAACAGTTTGTTTGTTGAGAGTGAGTGCCATTAAATCTCCTTTGAATTATAAACCTTTCCATATATTTAGTAATGGAAGGAGTTAGGAGATTAAATAGAAGGTTCGTCTGGCCACCCATCACCGATATTTACGGCAATGAGTTCAGTAACAGTTGTG